ATTGTTTGTTGTGAGTGAAAGATAATGGTCACCTTGTCTTTGATGTGTATAGATGTCATTGTAATCACTATAAAGATTTACGTATGCTTGTATAGTATCACCTGAGTCATCATTTCTTTGTGTTCCAATATATGTGTTATAGTCACCATGTATATCTAATCTCATATACATTCCACCATATTCATCATTGTCGATATAAAAATCACCTGTATCCGTGACTCTAAATCCTTGTCCAAATTTTACTGTATTATAATTACCTTGAATATGAAATCCAAAATAGTTATTTGTTGGATTGTTTCCTGTTGAAGTGTTTTGTTTAATAGTTAGAACATTATCAGTTCCATCTAAATCACCACCCCAACTATAACCTGAACCCCATGTATCAGTCCACTTGACTGTATTGTTTGCACCTGTTTGAAGTATGTCTATGGTGTTGTCTGCACCACCGATTGAAAAGTAAACCTCTTGGTCAAAACCTCTCTGTTCAATTGTAAGGTTTAAATCATCAGATGCAGTTGGTGTTTGAATATTGATTTCATTGTCGTCTGCAAAAGCAAGAGATCCCCAAACTAATAAAATACACCACCCTATCCATAAGAGTGGTGTATCTTTTGTTTCTTTATTATCTAAATTATCCACATTAATAATAATCCTATAACCAGTCCTTCGAAGAATGCAAACCACATTACTCCGTAGTGACTCATGTCGAATTGGTTCATCCACCATTCAACATTTTTTTCATGCCACTTAAAGAATTTTTTAAGTATATCCATAAGTTGCCTCCTGCTTATATTTAGTTAGATTGATTAATGTAAATCTCAATGGTTGGGTCACCATTACCAAATTCTATGACTCCTTGATAACCTTCAACATTTGTATCAATAAATCCAGAGTTGTCTCCAGCAATTATGATTTCAATAACTCCGTTTACATTTCTGTATAGATATAGATCACCGTCTTGTATAAAGATATTGTATTGTGAATCTTTGTTGAAACCTAATTGAGCACCCTTAAGTGTTACTGTACTTGACCCAGCGCCTTTTTGTACATCACTCAATGATACTGTAGTCTTTGTTAGATCATCAATAACATCTAAGAGATCGGTAAGAAAATCTACGTCTAATAAGTCTATGTCTAATTCTGAAAACTCTAAATCGCCCTTAGTATCCTCTAATGCATCTTGTTCTAATTCGTTAAATTCTAAGAAGTCAACGTCTAATATTCCTTGATCTTGGTTCTGATCGTCTCTAGCGCCTTCTTCTATTTGTTGTCTGATTTCTGTAGGTGGATTAACAATGAACATATTGTCAATCATGTTTGGTGTTATGTTTGCTAAAGTTAGTGGTGTCGCTGGTGTTTGATCAAATGATACGACCATAGTTGCCTGATATGCCTGGTCCAGCGTGACGCTACCGCCGTCATTAAAAACTTCTATAATTCCAGATGGATTTCCATCCTGATCAGGAAGCAAAATTACTAATGTTCTTCCGATCTCATCTATGGTTGTGGTAAAATCTGTACCTTTAATTGATATTTGAGCAGCAGGTGTTGATACGTCTACGTTTGCTTTTTTAATTTTCTTTCCTGCGCCTGAGGTGAATCTTGCTGTGCCTCTGACCATGCGAATTGCCATTTCAGATTTGTTTGGGTCAGGATCATAATATGCTTTATCGATATAAGCATAGGTGTGTTCTGTCATATCCAGAACTTCATCATCTAAGAAGACGATCTTCATTCGACCGTTACCAGTCTTTGCTTCGTCTTTGAGTAGTATGTCTAAACCTACATCATTGCCAATACTCTCTGTATTACGAGTGATATTACCAATGCCTGTGGATTCACGGATATCACCAATGGGATTGCCAAAAGCAACCCCACTGAGTAATAAAAAATTAAGAATCGGAGTTCGAATCTTTTTGTGTAAGTTGAATGATTGCATTATCACTAGTTACATCTAAAACAATGACACCATTAGGTGTTGAACAAGATGCATTAGATGGTGAACAAGTACCAGATATCTGAGTGATATCTACATCAGCACTGTCTCCGTCTAAAACAAAATCTATACTACCTGCACCGTCATTCTGTAGTGTATTGATATTACTAGAACCGCCTGTAATGTCAAAATTCCAAACTAGGTCATCTGCTTCCCAATCAATGTCAAAAACATTTGAACTACCAATAATTATGAGATCGGCATCAAGTCTTTCAGCACTGTAAACATAACCTTGATCTAAGTCAAAAGTATTGCTACTTCCTGTTACATCAAAATTAATATCTGAACTGTCAGCACTACCGATGTATCCGATATTCCAGTCGATCTCGTTTGAATCACCTGTAAAGTTTAGCGTATAGTAAGAACTATCTGCAACTACAGGACCAAATAAAATGTTTGAATTACCAGTAAAATCTAAATCGAACTCAAGTGTAGTACCAGTTATACTCATAGAAGATAAACTTCCTGAACTTGCATCGTCTCCACCAATTTTGTTTCCAAAACCGATTTGGTCGATATAAAGTTTCAAAGTATCACCAGTTTGAGTGATCTTAATTTCGTTATCATCAGTGGCTTGTGCGAAAACGAATGATGTCGACATAAGTAAAAATAAACTAATTAGTTTTTTCATTTTCGTTATACCCCTCTATTTCCCAAAAACCTCTTCTGTGTCCTTGGTAGATTAATTCCAACACTGCAGCTTCAATAGCTGTTCGTGTTGCGTAAGTCACCGATTCATTATTACCAACTCCGTCTTCATACTCCACTAGTCTAGTGCCTTGTTCGATGAATCTAAACACATCGCCTGTAGCACCATAACTCAGTATAGTTTTCCGAGTTTGTACATTAAGTAAAACTTCTCCAGTAAGAACTGAAACAGCTCTCATGGAAACTGTGACAACATCTTGTCGATATTGTCTCGCACTACCAATCCCTAGATACCTTGCGCCTCGGCCTCCAGTTAAAATATTGGTATCATAACCAATTACACCACCTTCTATTATCATTCCTGCAAATAGAAGTGGTTGTACTCCTTGTAGTTCTTCGCCTGTAGAGTCTGCGTATTCTTGTCTTGCAGTTCTAATGATTTGTCTTTCTCTTACAAGATGATCTAAACCATTTCTCTCTACGACTCTGAACCATGTTCCGTTACCAGCAGTTTTAAGAGCATCAATAACTAACTCTGGTCCGCCTTGAGTTACTGCTGTACTAAATGATGCAATGTTGTCTACACTTTTTCTTTGTCCTGTTTTATCTAAGAAATTATAGACAGTGACAATTGGTCTTTCTTTTGCTGGTGGTAATTGTAGCAACTCGATATAAGAAGGTAATTTAACAACTTCTGGTTCTTCAACACAAATGTAAGGCATTGCCCGTTCAAACGTTCTGCCAGCTGCCTTTGCCAGATTCCATACATCGTTTGGATAATCTACGCCTTCTTCCCATGTTGCTGGGTTACAGTCTTGAGGATTATCAGACCATCTTGGTACAGATGCACATCCACTTATTAGAAGTGTAAGTGCTAGTAGATATCTAACCACCATTTCCACCATCAGGATCTTGTGCGAAGTTTCCTGTTCCTACTGGTATGGTGATCTCTGTGGTTGTACCATCTTCTGCTACAACAATCAGTCTGATAAACTCAGCACCTGTTTCATCTGTGATAACTTCCCATGTAATGGTGTTACCTTCTAATACAAATGAACCGAAACCTGCTGGGTTATCATTTGCGAACATAGACTCTACTAATTGCTTAGCAAATTGAGCGTAGATTCTACTTTCTAAGTTACGTATAAATTTTGCTAGGGTTGAATTTTCTGCCTCTCTTTCAGCTGCCTTTCTGGCCGATTCAAGTGCATCTTCAATTGCCTTTTTTCTTGAGAACTCTTGGTTTTCAATGGTCAGATAGTGTGCGCCTGTGCCGACACCACTAAAGGATGGATTTTTAAATCCAAATTTAATCTCGTCTGCTAAAACTGGTAGTGATAGTAGACTAAGAACTAGAACTCTTTTTATCATTGGTTTTTACCTTGCCCTTTTTCTTCTCGTTTTCTCTATACTCTAAAACTACATCAACCTTTTGTTGTAGTCGTATAAGGTCTTGGTCTAACATTCTAGTTTGGTCTATTACTCTTATCAATGCAAAATGCATCTTTTCAATTTCGGGCTCTATGTGTTCACCAATGAACCACCACACATAGTAAATAAAGTAACCTAGACCAATTGCTAGTATAATAGGAAATCCGTACTCTTGGACTTTTGAGATAATGTCAAATTCTTCCATTAATCTCTTCTCACATCCAATTTACCGTCTTCGATAAAGTTCTCTGCACGAGCAACTCTCTCAATATCAGGTCGAAGTTCCAATGCTGACGATACTAACATGTCTATCTTAATCATTTCATTAGACATGGTTCTTGCACGATTCTCTAGTGACTTACAGAACATAGTAAGCGTCTGAATGTCATCAACTATACCTTGAAGTATTTGTTTAATGATAATGAATATAAAACTTCCCATAACTAAGGCGATAGCTACAGGGAAGCCCAACTCAGTTATCATTTCGAATACATCCATTATACTCTTATTTATATAAATAAAGGTATCGTTCAACCCTTTTTCTAGGGTCGGAAGTAGTCATAAGACGAAGGAACGCATTGTTACGTTCATCTATTTTTAGACGGAAGTAGGCAATGGTGCTGAAGGAACGCAATCTTTTCGGAGATTGACATGACTAAATATCAAGCAATGCTCTTTCAAAGAGCAGTCAAAAAATCTCTTAGGGAAAAACATCTAAGCTCTAGGGCTAAGAATTATAAAATTGAAAAGAAGGAATCTGTAGAATTACCAAAGTATATTACAGATAACCCTTTTTATCCTTAAGATAAAAAAAAGGGGACGTTATGTCCCCTTTGTTATTTTTAACTAAAAATTACTTTAGTTGAGAATGGATCTCATTGATTACTTCAGCTTTTGTTCCTGATCTCTTAACTTTGAGATTCTTCTTCTCTGCCATATCAAGTAGTTGAACTTTCGTTAACTTCTTTAGCTCGAATTTAGAAACAGCACCGTCAGCATTTCTATCTACAGAGACACCTGGTCTTGTAGAAGGAACTGGAGATGGTGTGACAGTGGTAGAAGTATTACTTTTACCTCTGTTTACTATGAAGTAACCGATCACAAATACTGCAACTGCAATCAAAAAATATTCCATAATGTACTCCTAATTAGGTTTTAGTTACCATCCTATCAGATCGTTACTTATCTAACAAGGGGTTTTTATCTTTTGCTTTACCAATTGCTAGGGCAAGTACTTCTAACCATTTGTAGACTTTTGCCCATAATTTGTCATCTGCTGGTGTTGGTGTCATAGCGACAATAACACTACAAATTGAGATAACAACTGGAACTATCATAAGTAGATTCCAGATTCCCATTATAAAATCAATTATGCCTGAAAACATATTGACCTCCTATTTTTTATGGTATTTAGTTGTTTATATTACCAATTGAATACTTAGTTGTAAGTTTCCAATCTGATTTTTCTTTATATGATACTACCTTTATTTGAGATAAAGGCGACTTAGGTTCTGATATTTTAGATGGATCATTAACCTTCAATAAGTTCCATTGTTGTAAAAGATCAATGATTGTGTTTCTTCTACCAATGTCTGACTCATCAATATTGGTTTGTTTACCGTCTAGTAAAAATAGTTCTTTAAAGTGTACGATATAATACTTGCCTTTTTTATGAAGAATGTGACATGATTGAAATAACTCTTTGTCTTTCCTCGAAGCTACGCCTATACGTGATAAGGTTTCTCTTATCTTTAAAAAATCGTCTTTTTCGGGGAATGTTATTTCGATTAAGTCTTTTACTATATCGTGTTCATCCATTATTCTTACCACCAGTTTTCATACTCTCTTTCAAGTCACGGTATTGTTTATCGTCTAATAACTCTAAATACTCTTTCGCTATTTTAGTTGATACACCATAAGATTCTCTTACAGTGTCTATTTTTTTAGATTCATATGGCTTCTGCCACTTGCTGAACCTTTTTCTTTTTCTAAGAGTATTTATTAAAAAAGAGTATTGAAGACGACTGTCCAGACTGTGCCGGACATTCATTTCGTTGACGAAAAAGAGCGAATCTTGGTGATAAGATAATGCTCGATTTACTAGGAATGGTTGATAAGACTTCTCTTCTACCTCATCAACCATGATATCGACTTTGTCAAAACTGACATTTTTAACATAGTCGAATGGATTTCTTTTGGACATTAAGCAAGTGCTTGTTGTGTGACAGAAGGCAATACTTTTCTTTGATATTCATTAATCAGTTCATCGCCTTTAAGTTCTTTACCAAAGTATACGATAGAACCATCATCAAGTGTTCTTTCAATAAGTCCACTATTGAAACTTCTATCAACGACACCTTTACCATCTTGAGTATCTTGTGGTCTAGTGTCGTACCACATACTACTCAAACTATGAGCATGAATGCCTGAAACACCTTTTGCCCATTCTTCTGCTTCTAAGAGAACTCTTTGTCTCTCTACTTTATTTTTAAACTCCGTCATGTATTGTCTCCATCATTATATTTAACCCTTGACTTGTCAAACTGTCGATTTGCTGTTCTTTGAAAAGACTTTTCAATCTGTCTGTCAAACCACCTTCTAAACCATTGTCTAAGTTTACCCATTATGACCAACCTCCGTCTATCTCTTGTAAGACTTCGTTAGTTGCACCTAGGATATCGGTAAGAGGTTCGTCAAAGATTGCGATATCTTCATGACCCTCTTCTATTAATGCTTTAACTATTTCACCAGCATCAACAATGATTTGTAGCTGGTATTTCATTTCTTCTGATATACTCATTTGAATTTACACTCCGACATAATTTCTGTTAAACATGCAACGAAATTGATTTCTGAATCCATTGCAAAGGCAGACTTATGTTGATAGTCTGCTATTAATAAAACTGAAGCAGGTATACTAGATGGTTGTAATTTCTTTTCTAAAGCATTGAACAACTTCCTATATAGAGTGTTGAAGTCCTGATCAGAATTCTGACCGACCCACTTTCTCATACCAGCCCAATCTTTGTCCTTTAACATGTCAAGTAATGGTGTTAGTTTCTCTTCTGATAAAGTTGCAAGAAGGCCTGAGTCAATCTCACCACTTGCACCATATCTTTGCACTTCATTTAGACATCTTCTAAAGTCAGGAAAGAATTTGAGAATAAGTTCTACTAGTACTTGTGTATCATATTTGATGCCTTCACTATCACAAATCTCCATGAGACGTGAGAGAAATACACTTGCTAGTCTTTGTTTCTCTTCTGGTGTGATACTGAAATCTATAACAGTACAACGAGAATGAAGAGCAGGAATAATCCTGTTCTTATAGTTACACGTGAATATGAATCTACAGTTAGAAGAGAACTCTTCAATAAAGTTTCTCAATGCAGGTTGAACTGAGTCAGCAGATATGTAATCTGCCTCATCTAAGATAACAACTTTAGGACCACCTGCAAGTGATACTGTAGATGCAAAGTTTTTGATCTTTGTTCGTAGGGTGTCAATCAAACGGCCCTCGTCTGAGCCGTTAATGACAATAAAGTCTGCACCCAATTCATTACATAATGCTTTTGCAACTGTAGTCTTACCAACCCCAGCAGAACCACTTAGTAATAGATTTGGTATTTCACCATTCTTTACGAACTCAAAGAATGATTTTTTGATAGATGCAGGAAGTATCGTGTCCTCAATTGTTTGAGGACGATACTTTTCAACGTAAAGAAATTCCTTACTCATGGAGACCAAACCCCTCCGAATGGTCGTGTAGAATACCCAAGATTGATGATGAGATCACTCTACTCCCATGATTGAAGCGGAGACTGGCACTTCTATCACACTTATTAATATATATGCTAAACATTATATTTTGAATCAGGTTCTAGTGCAATAAAGTACTCTAAGTCCACATCTTTGTTTTTGAAGTTTGATATACCTTTAGAAGATACAAACACTTCATAATTACCTTGTAAGATTTTTAAATTTTCAATTTTGAAGTTCATAGAGAATGAAACACCATTGCCTTCACCTACAATTCTACTGAATGTATTAGATGTTGCATTCTTCTTATCAGTAACTACAAACTCAATCTTGGTACCATCTGATTTAAGAATTAAATCATTTACACCTAGAACACTTGCAGCTTTCTGTAGTTCATCTAGTAGTGTTGATGATAAATCAATCTTGACCTCTGCATCTGGCATTGTGATCATCTTTTCAGGTGAAGTCACCATACCCTCACTTGCATAGAAGTAAGTCATAGCAGAATCATTGTCTGAGATAGATGCTGAACTTTCATTGAAATTGAATTCAGGATTATCCAATAACGAAGTTGCACCTAAGAACTCTGCAAGATTGTAGATACTAAACTCTTGGCTGAATGTTTCAGGCACCGTTGCCACTGCCAAGATATTTTTCATATTCGAGATTGTCTTAAGTTGATTACCTGAATCGACTTTGATTCCCGAATTTATAGTTGCGAAGTTTTTTAATATACTTCTAGTTTCATTACTTATTTTCACTGTTAGCCTCCTTGTCGTGAACGTGTAACATGAACATGGCATAATGAATTACTTTAAGTAAGTCTGCCCTATTCTTCCCATTTTTCTTTCCGTATCTTTGTGCATATTTCATTATGTTTCCGATACAGAAACCTTCACCATGTCCACTGTCAATAATAAATTCAGTGGATTGGTATTTGTTCAGTGAGTAATGTTGATCATACGTCTTATCAATATAAGAGGACAACTCCTTCAGGAGTTTGTCCTCGTTATACTTGTAGTCAATCTTTCTCTTAAACATACTCATCGGTATCATTATACTCTGAAGTCTCTGATTCGTCTAGAGGATTTTCATCATTAAGTGAAACACCCTCATCGACTTTAGTGTAGAGGTCAAGAACAGCAGCTCTTGTCTCTTCATCGAACCTTGAGATACACATTTCGATTGACTTGAGTTTGTCGTCAAACATTCTGAAAGCGTTGACGATGTGAACAAGTCTTCTTGTTGTGATAACATCATCGATTGCACCCTCGTAGTATGTCTTTCTGATTATGTCAGCCCAATCTACTAACTTGGTTGTGAACTCAGTGTCGACTTCACCAGTCAATGCCATTTCTTTCTCAAGAATTTTTCTCTCAGTTGTCACTGGAGGATATTCTTGTTGCATAGTGATCGCAAACCTTTCAAGCATCGCTTCGTTCATGATCTGAGTTCCGATGAACTTGCCATCTTCTGAACCTTGACCTTTAGTGTTTGCAGTCGCAAGAATAGTGAAACCCTCTTTAGGTGTCACCCACTCACCAGTTTTCTTGATCAAGTAACCTTTACCTTCAAGAACTGATTGTAAACACATAAGTTTGTTAGAACCAAGATCGACTTCGTCTAAGAGAAGAACAGCGCCTTTTCTCATTGCCTTGATAACAGGGCCTTCTCTGAACTCAATGTTACCATTGACTAGAGTGTGACCACCCATTAGATCATCTTCATCGGTCTCAATAGTGATATTGACTCTGTAGAGTTCTCTCTTCAGTTGAGCACAAACCTGTTCGATCATCAAAGTCTTACCGTTACCAGAAAGACCTGTGACAAAAACAGGGAAGAAAATCTTCGACTTGATTATGTTCTTGACATCTTTGAAATGTCCGAAAGGAACATAATTAGTCATTTTCTCAGGAACAATTTTGACATTGTCTTCTAAGATGTTAATCGATTCTGTCTGAGCAGCAACAGGCATGTTGCTTTGAACTTTAGCAGGAATCGCCCTTGTTGTCATAGGAACAACATTACTATTGATCAAAGGTGTTAGATCAAAAGTAGTTTTAGTATCATTCGTAAATGGATACTTTTTAGATTTTACCCAATAGGGTACATAATCCAGAGTGTCTAAATCCTCTTTCGAGAAAACAGACTGATCTGGAAAATTAGTTTTTAGAGTGTTTATAAACTCTACTTTATCTGGTGATAACCTAAAATTCTTATCACCTAGATTGATAACTTCACTTCTCATATAGTCTCCTTAAAAATATCAGTTAATCTCATCATGATTCCATCCTACTAAAAAACAGCACCCATTGTCAACCATGTTATTCGATTGGTTTCAATAGTCTGCCTAGATCAACATCAATAGATGTCTTCTTCTTTTTTCTCATAGTGAAATAAGAATCGTTGTTGACCCAATATCTGAATGCCTTACATTCTACTTTTTCTAAGGCACATTCTTCTTGCCTCTTACAGTCAAACTTTACACATGGGCCTTTACCCACCTGAATCATCGCTTCTGCAAGTTTATTTGTATTAAATCCTGGATCTCTAGGACTTTCATACTCGGTTATATCAATTGCTAAATTTCTCATTATGCGATCTCCTTTATGAACTCGTTTGTTAAAAATCTAGAAGTAGTTTTAGATTTCTGATTTCTTTTGAAAGCAGAAAGTACTTTAGACTTCTTAGCACCCACTAAGTCTGTGTCTAACTCATCATCACCTGAAGCAAGTAGGTTGTTTGATGTAGTTAAGAATAGTTTGTTGTAGCCTTTTGAGTTAACTACTAAACCTGTTTTTTTCATTTGTCTCCAAGAAGAAGCTTCTTCTGACCATGAAATCTCTTTGAGATAGTAAACTAGGTTTGAGAAGTCTCTCTTTTTACTGAAGATAAAGTAACCTGTGATAGTGACACCAGTTGTATCTGATATCCATTCTAATAAATTGCAAGTTCTATTCCATGCATCAATGTAATTACCATCGAACAGATAAGACGCCTTTGTGTACGGATCTTTTAGATATCTGTGAGACGTGCCTCTCCATGAATCTTCTGTTTCTTGTGATCTCTGATCAGCATACTCTTCATCTGTTTTCTTTAACATTTGAGATTCGTGGGAAAAACCGTCAGTAACAACTGTTAAGATTGATTTTTCAATACCATATCTTTTGTTAAATGCAGGTACTAACTTTCTCATAGCAATGATACTGTGATCAAGTGGAGTACCACTGAAATTGTATTTGTTAGGAACAATATTCCAAGTTAATGATCCTGAGTCTTGTGTAAGGTCATAACCAGTTGCTTCAAAGAATGCTTCTGTCTTCTCATTAGTTTGCCAGTAGTTAATGTTTCTTGCCCATGACCCAATGTAAAGTTGAGATATAGCATTCAAAGCTTTTTTATGTTCTCTACCTGTCATTTCATTTGAAAGAATCTCAATTAATCTTCCGTCATGGTCATACCAAGAACTGTCTGGTGAATAACAATCTGAGAACAAATAAACTCTGTAAGGTAGTTGAACTTTTCTACAGAACTCAGCAAGAATAATTGCTTGTTCTAAGATATCTTTTGCTTCGTTAGCAATCGAACCAGACCAGTCAAGTAAGACTTGCACACCGTGATTCTTACCTTTAGGAAGATATGTCATTTGTTTGAACACATCATCAATAATCTGATACTTAGCAAGTTTGTTCATGTCAAGTTTACCAGACTTAGCAACTCTAGCTCTCACTGCAAGTTTAGCTGTTTGTCTCATATCAAATTCTTTTGCCATATGCATGACAACTTTTTTACTTTTGTCGCTTAAGTATTTTGTAACCTTCTCTGACATTTCAATCCATCTAGGATATTCTTTATTGTGCCATTCACTTCTATATTCTTCAGCAGGTTTAGGTCCATTGTGAGCATCAAAGTCTTTGAAAACATCTTTGTAACCTACGATTATCTTGTCGACAACACCGTCTTTTGCGAAGAATGTGTCGAGGTTACAATAAGTTTTGATACTTGCATTTTCATCAATAAAATCGTTCTCGTTACTGTGAGCATTGTGTTCTGTGATTGACTCTCTAGCACCATCTTCTGAATCGAACTCACCACCCATTTTACCAGAAGTATCTTTACTTAAGTCTCTTTCTTCTTCTGATTCTTCTTCGGTGTTTTGTTCAGAAGAATCATCGCCTTTAGACGCTTGTTCTTCATCTTCTCCGTCTTCTCCAAAAGTATCTTCGTCTTCATTGTCTTCGTATTCATCGTCTGTGTCCTCCCATTGATCACCAAAAGTTGGTTCTTCATCTTCTTCATCAAGGTCGATATCGAAGTCGTCACCTAGGAGTGTCTTAACAAGTTGACTATCATCTTCATTTCTTGACTCGTTTTCTTTTGACCATTCATAGATTGCATTTGCAACTTGAACAACATCTTCCCATGTCTCACACTTGTAAGAGGCATCTAAGAATGCTTGTTCTACATCATTAAGTTTGATGTTAACTCTTGAACCTACTTTTGTAATTAAGTTAATTTTATCAATCAAAGATAGAGATTGAAGGTCTCTATTTTTGATACCAAAGAAATCTTTTTGCATTAGTTCATCATATGCTTTGAAGAAAGACTTTCTTAGACCTGCAAATTTGTCTCTGATCTTTCTCTCAATTCTAACGTCTTCTATCACATTGAGATAACCTTTCAATGTTCTATTGTTTTTGATAGTAGAGTGTAGACCCTCATAAGGAGTATACAAAGCATGACCTACTTCGTGACCCATAAACAGATCATAAAGTTCGGATGAAATATCATCTTTGAATGTAGGACAGGCAAGAACCCTGTTCTTAACATCAAAGTATGCAGTTGGAATTGCTTTGTGAACAACAGTAATATTCTCTGTTGCCATTAGTTTTGCAAGCGTGTCTTTTTGTTGTCTTATCTCAGTCATGTGTATATCCTACAATTTTTTGGTGGTCATTGTCAAGCGTCTCCTAACCCATTGGGCCAGGGGCTTCCATCGCTTCTTCAAAAAATTGTTCAGAGATTCTATTGATTAGAAACTCTCTTGCTTCATCTAAGTCTAGCTTCCACATTGGTATATTGATACCAAAATTTAGATGTAGAACCTGTTTTACTTTGATATTTGACATTGCATCGACTACATCGATTGCATCTGAAATTGCTTTATCAGCAATTAGATCGTTTGAAAAATGTGACATAATTTACTCCTTTTTTTATTTGATGGTAATGGTACCAAAAAATGGAGGTCATTGTCAAGCTTTACAAGCGTACTGAGTCTTCGTCTAGGTCTAAGTTGTGAATAGGGTGTTGTATCATTTGTTTGTCTGGATCTGTAGAGAACCAAAATGATATTGTGTGACGTGAGTTTCTTCTCACTTTTGAGACACCATGAGGAATGTAGATGCCTTGAAACAATAGTCCTGTACCTGCTTCTGGTTCAAATGTTTCACCATCTGGAATGTATGTTCTACCACCTTTGAAGTCATCGTTCAAATATAGTATACATGTCCATTCTCTGGCAGGTACTATTGTATCTTTTCTTTTTATTTTTGTTTCTTGGTTTGAATATGTATCTAAGTGTGGGTCTTGTATACCACCGATTGGCCATTCGTTTAGAGATATCATTTCAGGCCAAACAGTTTGACGTGAAGTAAGTTTAATTTCTCCAACTAAATCGTAGATGCAACGAAATATAAGGTCTCTGACCCATTGAGTTTTAATGTGTAGAAATCTGATACCTACGTAATCAGAACCGTCTCCAACAGTCTCTAAGTTTCTATGCGCTTTGTGAAATAGTATCAGATTCTTCGCTTCTTCCTTCGTCAACAGATGTTGAATCATCTGAGGTTGAAACGGACTCTGACTCTGCGAGTTCTTGTTGTTGTTGGATGAATCTTGCGATTGCCATTCGTTTTTCATATTCTAATCGTTTTCTTTCTTCCTTTGGTCGTGCTTTCAATGCTCTTTCGAGTTTTAATCTTGAGGCACGTTGTAAGAAGATTACACCATTTAAGTGATCTATCTCGTGTTGTACACATCGAGCTGCTAGACCATCTAGCACTAACGTATGTTTTTCACCATCACTATCTTGGTATTCAAACTCTATTGTCTTTGATCTTTTGATCATTAGATAGATGTCTGGAAAAGAAAGACAACCCTCTTTCATAAGATCGGTATCTTGTGATGCTTTAGTTAACTTAGGGTTAAAGAAACCTACTGTACCTTTATCAGCAGTTTTCATAACAAACATTTTGTATGGTAGACCAACCTGATTTGCTGATAGGCCAATACCACCGAATTTATCCATCGCCTCTGCCATATTCTTTTCGATTTCCTTAGGGTCTTCCTTAGGGTTCTCAAAGTCAAACTCGGGTGGTGGAGTTCTGAGTACTTTACTTGCTTCTTCTATAAGTTCATACATAGTTTTATTTATTGCACTGAAATTCTTGAGAAGTTCTTATACTTCTCAAATCTAATGACCTCTTCAAACTTATCGTAGAGTTGGTCGCCTTTGTGTGATATGATGAAAGCATTTGTCTTCTCTGATAGAGTATTTAACAATCTTAAGAAGTCATCGGTACCTTGAGCATCTAATGAAGAATCAAAAACCTCATCTAATATTAATAGGTTAGTGTTCACCGAATTCTTCATTCTTGCAACTGCTCTCCATGTAAAGAGAAGCGCAAGGTCAATTCTCATCTTTTCACCTTGTGAGAAGTTATCATATTTGAAAACGTCTCTAAATCTGGACTTGATAGTCTCTTCGAAACCTTCATCAAGTTCAAACCCAACATAAAACTCCAATGATGATAGATACTTGTTGATTAACTTGTTCATCACTGGAACATATTGTTTAATAATTTTTTGTTTGACACCCTCGTCTCTTAAGAGTAAGGCTGCTATCTCATAGTAATGACTCTTTTCTGTTAGAGATTTCTTTTTACTCTCTAGTTTATCTAGGTCGTCTTCACTTGAGGTTAGTCTGTCCTGTACACCACCGTCACTCTGGATGCTATTTCTAAGTTCTTCTATCTGAGAGGTTATCTTCTGTATGTACTTTTGATTAGACAACACTTCGGTCTGTAGAAGTCCTATTTCTCTTTGGACTTCTGTGATTTCTGATTGTATTCCTGTGATTCGATCAACTTCGTCATTGAGTTCTTTAAGTTGGTCGTCAAGAGTAGACATCGCCGTCTTGATCTCAGAGATTTTATCAGATTTTTCCTGAATGTGTTTCTTCTTGTGTTCATGATCTAAACCTTGTTTACAGGTTGGGCAGTTGTCATTGTTTTCGTAGAATTCAATATCTGCAAGTGCTTTCTTTCTAGCTGCTTCGAGTTGTTTCTCCACATCAATAACTTGTTTAAGTTTATTTTCTGTAGAATCTTTACTCTTGATGGCGGATTCTTTCTCCACCACATTTTCCGTCTTTTCATTGATTTTCCCCATTAAAGATTGAATATTAGTTTCAGTTTCTTTCACGGTTTTTTCATACTTATCAATTTGTTCATCACGTGTTTGTTGAAGTGCATTCATCTGATCAGTCAAGCCAGCAATTCTTTCTTCCATAATCTCGACTTGATGTTCAGTGTCTTTCAGTTCAATTCTATGATCTGCAAATTTCTTCCTTAGTATGTCTTTCATAGTAGAGAAGATAGAAATATCTAATAGGTCTTCAACTAGTTTACGTCTATCACGAGCTCTTAGCTGCATGAATGGAGTAAAGTTAGCTGAACCTAAAATTGCCACTTGAGTGAAGGAACGATAACTCATTTTGAGTATGTTCTTTTCTAAGTGATCTTGGTAGTCTCTCATTGTTGCATCTTGGTTGATCAGGACATCACTAAGATAGAGTTCGAATTTATTTGGTTTTGCACCACGAATTACTTTGTAGTTTTTCTTACCTACAGAAAATTCGATCTCAACAATGAGTTCTTTTTCATTTATTGAATTGATTAATAGTTCTTTCTTAAGGTTTCTAAAACCTTTACCATATAAACCAAAACAAAGGGCATCAAGTAAAGTAGATTTACCTGCACCATTTTCACCAAGAATTAGTGTTGTTTGTGAACGATCTAATTCGATGGTGGTAAACTTATTACCAGATGAAAGTAGATTCTTCCATCTAATCTTTTTAAAATGTATCATAGATAAGCGTGTTCATCCAATGCTTCATTATACAACGAAGTTATCATTTCTGACAATTGGGTTTTGTCACCTTGTATCTCCAGAGAGTCAATATATTTACTGAGTATTGTTAATGTATCTTCCACGCCTTCGAGTTCTTCATCTGATAGTAAGTCCATGTGTTTATGGTCATCTACTACAGTCATGTGTAAAGGATTAACTGCATGTAACTTATCTATCATACTGTCAAATAGATATGGATTTTCTTTGTTGACTACGACCACCTTAACAAATTTGTTTGAGTACTTGTCGTAATCTTTATTCATAATGGTCTCAAAGGTTTCTTTTTCATCATCATAGAATACCTTTTCAAACATTGTTAAAGGGTTTAAAACTGGTGTTAACTCTTGTGTTTCTGTATCAAAGATATGGAAATATTTTGGGTCTCCATAATCTGACCATGTAAATTGCATTTGACTTCCTAGATATCTACAGTTCTTCACTTCAGATTTACTATGAAAGTGGCCACTGTAAACTTTATCGAATCTTTTTAAGTAACTGATATCTAAACCGTGAGAACACACGGCACCAGGCATCATCAATGCACCTTCGATTTCAAAGTGACCCATACAAACACTAGCATTTGCTGATAACAGAAAGTCTACTGAGTCTGCATAGTTTTCATTATTAATCCATGGTACAAGTGCAATATTAAAACCATCGTATTCTTTTACTGAAGGTTCTGTGATCACATTGATTGAATCATCACCAAATAGTAATAACTCTGGTGCATTCACATCGTTTGTTGATTTATAATAGACATCATGGTTACCTATAATAAGGTCCATAGATATGCCTTGTTCAAGCATAGGTTTAATAAAGTGTTCTCTATTTGCCTTAAGACTTGCAAAGTTTACATACTTACGTCTATCAAAGTAATCACCCAAATGAATGATGTGTTTGATGTCATGTTCAGCTAGGTATGGAAAGAAGACTTCATTGTAGAAACGACCTTGATATTCGGCCATTGCAACCATGTCACCTCTGACACCTGCATGAGTATCATTTAATAGAGCTATTTTCATTCAGTAAAGTTATCTAAGTTTTTTTTCGTTGTTGCTTTCTTTGTTCTTTTTGATTTTCTTGGTTCGTACTCGACTGGATTCATATTCTCTTGCATCCACTCAACGTTTGTATTTGACAAACTAGGGTCATATACTCCATCTATTGTATCGAATCCTACCTCTGTTAAGCCTGTTTCATTGATAAGTTTTTGCTTTACGAATACTTGTTTTTTCTCCTTTTGTATTCTTCTTAAAAATGCATAGTAACAAATCTGTGTTACGTAGGCAAAGGCATTGTCTGATTTTTCTCTGTTGAAATTGTTGATATATTGTATGCAGTTTTCAATTGCATCACAAATCATTTCATCCCTATAAGTATAGTTGATGAAGTTTGGTCTAGTAGATAGTCGTGTAGCGATCTTATAGATGCATTCGCCTATGTAGTTTGACATTTGGGGAGGTGTTTTCCCCTTTGACTCGGCAAGTTTAACTGACTCATTAAACTCGGCGACAGCTGCTGTGAACTCTTTGTTGTTTACATAGTGTTCATTTTGTTTTTTCGTAGTCATAAAGGGATATTACACTAAAAACGTTGATCCTGTAAGGGGTTTTTAGGTATTTATTAAATCTAATTTTTTTTGGAAAAGGGGGTGTTTGGATTTCAAATCATATGATATGATTATTATGTTCGCTGAGAAGCCTTATCCTATTAGGTAGCCACTCAACATCATTACTGCCCCCATTGCAAAGACACAACTTAATTGAATGATTGTTGGTATTACTACAAACAAAAGAAGTGGATCGAAATCACCCTTTGAAAAGAAGTCTTCTTCTCTCCACTTCTCAAACTCTTCAGGCGTAGCGTCTGTAGTTTTATTTAGTTGTAGTTGTAACTGTTGCGGATATCTCATCTTTATGTTTTGCATTACTGCTGTTTTGTTGATATAAAATATATTCGATCTCGCTCATAGGAGCGTGCTTCAAATACGCAACACTTATTACAATACTTGTGAATAAAATAAGTAAAACTTCCATTATGCCCTAGGACATCTTCTACGAATGATGTAGTCAGATGCTTTTCGTAGTTCTTTTTTCGATAATACGCCATCGCCGTTTTTATCGGCAGCTTTAAATAGGCCAACACGTACCGTACAACCTGAATCTCTCAATTCTTGTTGAGTAACGAAACCGTTACTATCTAGGTCAAATTTTCTCATTCTCCAATCATCGGCGAAAGCCTCACTTGTGATCAAGAGCATTGTAGTTAAAGCAAATAATTTTTTCATGTTTTCTCCTTAGACTATTGGCGCAATCGCTACTGTGCATGAAATGAATACAAAACATAGAACAATAAGTTCTAAGGCATCTACTAAGTTAGATTCATCCAACTCAGAAATTTCATCTTTTAATTTTTTAACTAGCTCAGTCATGATTCTCCATTAATAAGTAAATTATATAATATAATATAATTCTTGGTTATAAACGCAATTATTTAGTAAGTTAATGAACCTAACAAATAGGTTTTAGTGAATTTTTTTAGGGTCTTTTGGAACTTCTGCGAATTCAAAATCATCGTACTCAGACATTACTTCTTCAAACTCATCTAGTTCTAGGTCAGTTGCATTTTCAATGAGTTCATCCATAGCTTTTCTAATCTTGCTATCGAGTTTATTCATAAAACTACCTTTGACTGGTATCGGTCTACCATCATCTAAAGGTATACTGCCCTCTTCAATCATCTTAAACCATTTTGATGAAGCACTATCATAAAATGGAATGAATTGATCATTCATAATACTTCTATGCACCACATGATCTTTTGGTATTGTAATCTTTTCATCTGAGGTCAAAGGCGCATATGGGTAGAATGTTGCCTGAGTTTTTGGTGTGCCTGGTATTATAGACAAATGGCAGATCATTGGCAATGTGATTTCTAAAGATGTGTCGGTTTCTCTGGTCATACCTACAACTTCAGTGCCAGTTTTAAGTTTAATTACTTCATATCTTGTTGGTAATAAATCTTTTGGTGATGCCATTAGTCTAAGTCAAATTGTTTGATTTCGTATGGAAATTGTTCTCCATTATAGATATTTATCCTTTCTTTCAGGTGTTCAAGGGTATAATTATCACATTGGAGATCATCGGCAATATCGAACAATCTCATAGCATCTTTGCCTTCTGTCTTACGTAGACCTCTACCAATAGACTGTAGATTACGAATACGTGATTTAGAAGGACTTGCAAAAACAATATTATCAATCTTTTTAATATTGACACCTGTAGAGAAAGTTCCGTATGACGCTAGTATGACACTGTCATTAGATTGCTCAACAAGTTCTCTGACTTTCTCTCGGTCTTCGGTGTCTGTACCACCATAGACATAGTGTAAACTGTTCACTCTCTTCTCAATCATTGGGTACAATACTTCACCGTGTTTTTCTACGTATTGGAACAACACTAGGGTATTGCCTTTGAGAGAGGCAACTAAATTAGTTATGAATGCATTACGTTTCTCATTAGAAACTAGATAATCCATTTCTTCTTGGTATGACATTTTATGACACTTTTGATGTTTAAGTATAATACAATCAATGTTAATATTTGCAATTGTGCCTTCTTCAATTAACTGAGCAGAAGATATAACTTTCTTTACAGGCCCAAAAAGACCCTCAAGTTGTAATCGGTGTACTTCACTACCGTCTAACGTACCTGTTGTACCAAATCGTACAGCAGTCTTCTTCATTTTCTCTAAAATGCCTTTTAAAGTTGTTGCTTTAAATAGATGTGCTTCATCTCCTATTACTACGTCAAATCCTTCCAAGATTTCTTTAGGTGCTTTACTAAAACTCTGCCATGTCGATATCGTAATGTCAGCAGAAAATACAGGTTGACCACTATAAATTTTACAAATGTCTTTATCATATCCATAATCTTCGAAGTCCTTTGCCATCTGTTCTACCAATGATGTAGTAGGTACAATGACAATTGTTTTTTTGTTGTAATATCTTGCAAGTAGATATATGATTAATGATTTACCACTTGCAGTTGGTGAGAGTAGAAGTTGTCTGCCATATTGAATAGCAGTATTGAATGCATCTATCTGATATTCTCTAGGTTCAAAGGGAAGGTTTAAATCTGCCAACCATGATTGACTACACTTGTCTCTTTGTTTTGTTCCAAGTACTTCTTCAACACCTTCAAATTCATATCCTCTTTCTCTACAAAACTCATCGACATATGGTAATAATCCAATATAGATTCTTTTTGTTTTAATTGAAAATAATCTTACTTTACCATCCCAATATCTGTTCTTAACAGAAGGCATAAACTTTGCATTTGGTACTGTAAAAGAAAAGAAGTCATATAAATCACGTGCAAGACCATCATCACAATTGACCTGCATGAAAACTTCGTTGACTTTAGAAACTGTTACTTTAGACATAGGGTTTGCCGTGAAACCAACTCACTAAAGATATTCTAGTACCCTTAGTTACAGGTGTCACTTGGTGATATACAAAAGAAGGAAACACAATTAAAGTACCAATCGACTTGGCTGAAAATGGAACTGTGTTTATATAATTGCCTGCATCTATATTTGTATTGCGCCCTAATTTATCAAATACTCCTTGATAATTGATATATTGAAAATGACCACCTTCGTAGTCATCTGGATGTGATAGTTGAACTGTAGAACTTAGTTTTCTGATACCATGATCACTCTGATTCATATCAGATGAATCTGTATGCCATGTGTAATGATCTCCTGTTACAGGAGAATCTGGTCTATGATTATACACTGTATATTGATGTGGTTCAGGCCAAGTCCATTCATGATGCCAACCTGCCTCTGCATTTGCCATATCAATACCTGCATGAAGTTTTTCTGTAAGTTCTTCAGGTAAAAAGTCTTGTTCAAACCATTTTACATCTGATTGTCTGATATGAGAGTCTTCTGTACCACCCTCTGTTTCACCATCTGGATCTTCTGCCTTGTTACCAACTTTACCAATTTGGAAAGGCACTTTTTCACTCATAGCATTGATCGTTTTGACCTCTTCTTCAGTGAAATAGCTTTCGTAAATCCAAATATAGTTTCTTAAATTCATTATGCACCTGACATAAATTTACGCCACTCTATTGTGTTCTTAATAGTTTGGTGACGCCATGTTATGTTGTCCATTGCCCTTTTTAGAAAGTCGATTACTTCTTTAAAGTATTCTATTTGTGCTCTTGCTTTCTGTAGATCGGGATCAGCGTCAAAGAAAACAGGCATATCATTTTTCATAATTTTTAGACCATCAAAAGGGTCATCTTCCCAGCCAAGTTCTTTGATTTTTGTTTGGTCCATTTTACCATGAAACCATAACCACTTATCTTTTAAAAGTAGTTGGTATTTTAAGTTGGCATTTTTGAGTTGAATTGATGCATCGGTCAATAACTCTGAGTACTTAGCATGTAGTTTTGGTACTTCTAAACTAGACGTATCTAATTCGATATCATCTACCTTACAATCTTCTTTCCACATTGCTTTTAATTCATCTAAGTTCATAAAATATCCTATAATATACCCTATAGTATATCATATTTATTACGATTTAAGAAGTTGTTTTTATCTCGTAGTAGGTAAATCTAAAAGATACAGTACAGATAACTGCTTCTGCATCGGCACCAGACTCTAATTCAATAGAACCTAATGATATAGGGAAACAGTCATGGAATCTAAAATATCTATTTGGTATATTTTTATTTGTATTTGTTACCAATGTGATATCTGAATACTGATTGAGGTCGTTTTCTACGGCACTTAACGTACCTGTTTGTGTTTTGATTGTACGTGTATAGTTTTCATACAGTCTAGGGTCAGCAACAGGAACAATAGAATCCATCCAATCATATATTTCTTTGAAGTTTTCTAAGTCTTCATCTACTAAAAAGGATACATCTAGTGTATCATAAGATACCTTGTCGCCTGGAAAATAAGCATCGATACCAACACCAGCAGCTTGAACTGTTTCACCAAATGTAAGTCCTGGTATGTTGACCGTTCTTACATAGTATTCAACTGCTGGTACTTTATCAATAAGAAGTCTGAAATTATTCTTATTGAGAATCGATTTATTAATACTAGTTTCCAAGTTTTATAATCCTTTTATTAGTAGTTGTATCATGGTAGTCATCGCCTTTGTAAACTCTTGTTACAGTCTCTTCACATAGAAAACCATCTTCTACGTATTGAGTTGTGATTGTACGATTCAATACATTTGTTGTTTCTTTGCCTTTAGGAAAAGCACTTCTTTCCCACGGTCCTTCTAACACTGTTACACTTTTTGCATACTCTGACATAATTTTCTCCGTATAGTACTATTTATATAGGTGGGGCATTGCGCCCCACTTTTTATTTCTCGTTTACAAAATCATTGAACTGTTTTGCAGTTTCAATAACATCTTGAGCAGTATAAGTCCTCAAAGGAATTTCCTTTTTAGACTCAGCATGATTGTCATTCCATGAATATATGGTCTGCCTCTCATTCTCAATATTATTGATAATAAGACTTTCTGCTAGATTAAGTAAGTTGGCACGAATCTCGTACCCAGATTTTTGTGAATTAGTCATAATTTCCTCCTGTGTGTGTTTGTGTGTGTATGACTAAATAGTATTTAGTGAATATTTTTATATCAATTGCCTCGTTTATGGACCCACAACTTGAAGATACCATATCTTCATGTTTGGATAATGCTGACTCTAATAGAATTCATATTGCAGTATGTGATCAATCAGAACAGTACAACGAAAACGTTGCAAAAATGGTCAAGTACTATAACTTCATGGACTGGCGTAGTGCTAGAGGTCCATGTTTCGCTAGACATCTAATTCAGAATCTTATAGAAGATGAACAGTGGTATCTACAGATAGATTCTCATACTAAATTTGAAGTAGGTTGGGATACTATTTTACTCGGTCAAATGAGTAATCTTCCACCTAATTCTATAATAACTGGTTATCCTAGAGATGTAAAAGACCTAGGTGTTAAAAGTAGTCACACACACGTTCTTAGAGTCGATAAGAACAATCTATGGCAGTATGACACACATTTCAATACTCAAATCTCTGTTTCAGATACTCCAAACATTCATCAAGGTTATCTGTTATCAGCAGGCAATCTGTTCAGTAGTACAGACTTCTGTAGAGATGTGCCATATGACCCTCACTTTTACTTTGAAGGAGAAGAACCCTCGTTAGCTCTCCGTGCATATTGTATGGGTTATGACATATATCATGTACCTAATAACCCAATATTTCATGATTATAGAAAAAACATTAGACCACTACATTGGGAGAAACACCAAGATTGGGGTAGAATGAGAGATAGATCAATGCAAAGATACAGTGATATCATTCACGGAAAGATCAAAGGAGTCTATGGGATAGGGTGGAAAAGATCGCTCAATGATTATAAGAACTTCTCTGGTATAGATTACATCAATAAAACAATCGTATAAAAAAAGGGGTCTAAAAAGACCCCTTTAAAATTCAAAAAAGAATTATTACAGAATGTTAGAAACTGCCATCTTTCTGAAGTACTGGTTGTTACCTCTACCACCTGAAACTGAACTCAATGGAGTTGAAGTTACGAATGGGTTAGGGATCATTCCATATCTGGTTTTGAAACCGATTTTTGGTTGGAATGTATTCTCGCCAACTGCACGAACCATTTGTAAAGGTACGTATGGGCAATAGAATAGACCAGCGTCATAAGGATTTGAACCTCTGTAACCAACTGTCATATAATCTGAACCAGCATATGGATCGATATAGACTTTAACTCTACCGTTAAGAAGACCAGCAAATGTGTTGCCTGTGTCGTCTACGTTTAAGTTTGTTGATAATGCAGGTGCGTAATCTAATACGCCTGCCATTGAAAGAGCAGATGCTACGTCTGAAGAACAAAGGATAAAGTTACCTTTTCCTCTTCTTGTGTCTTTAGCGATAACATTTGATTCTCTTTCGATTTGGAACAATAACCCTTTGAATTTCTCAACTGACCAACGACCATTTGCATCAACGTCTAAGTTGAATGTGCCTGGTGAAGCTGTTGCGGAAGCACCTGTTTTTGCTTGTAGGTTTACTTCTCTTACAACTTCTCTGTTGATTTCAGCAAGAATTTCAGCTGAAAGGATGTTTGCAAGTTCTGATTCTGCATCAAGACCGTGGATTGCTTTTAAGTCTTGTGCAAGTTCGAGTGTGTACTCGGCTTTAAGTGCTCTGGATACTGCTGTAACAGTTGCCTTTTCAATTGTGAAAGACATTTCGTTGAAAGCATTTGAGGCTGAATCGCCTAATGCTTCAGCAGAAGCTGTGCTCATACCTGAAGATGTATCAGTTGCATATGCACCAGCGAAAGGATCGCCAGATGGATCTGAATCAACACCAGCAGAACTGTTAGGCCCAGCAGTTGCTGAGTTTGAAGTTCTTGCTTCGTTGAATAATGCTTCTGATTGACTTTCTCTTCCTGCGGAAGGATAGTCGGCATATCTTGCTTTCATAGCAAAGATAAGACCTGTTGGTCCTGTCATTGGTTGAACACCGCAAATGTCGTATGCAACGAGATTTGGCATAGCTCTTCTTACTAGAGAAATTAGGATTGGGTCCCAATTTGAAATAGCTGAAGAACCAGTAGCATTTAAAGGTGCAACCTCGTCAAGTTGTGATCTTTCTTCTGAAAGAGCTTTCTCTTGGTTTTCGAGGATAACTGCTGTAACGGCTTTCTTGTAGTTGTCACCGATCTCTGGAAGATCGTTGTGTTCTAGAATAGGCTGCCACTTTTCTACTAAATTTTCTGATAAAAACATTTTAGTTTCCTGTTTCCTTTAAATTAACCTAATGGTTTTAGTTTTGATATTGCAGTAGAATATCTGTTCATTGAAGGATCAAGAACTTTCTCTTCGCTAGTTGCGAATTCGCCAGTTCCTTCTTCAACTACAGTTTCTTCTGCGATAGTTCCGCCCTCTGAAGGAAAGTATGCTTCTTTTAACTCAGAAACTTTCTCTGCGAAATCTTCTGAATCTGTGAAGTCTACACCTTTTGAAAGTGAAACTAATTTCTCTTGCTGTGACTCAGACAAGTCTTTACAGGCTTCTCTGATCACTCCGTCTCTTTTAAGACTTTCGTTTTCCTCAACGATTTCCATATTTTTAGATACTTCAGCGTCAAGTTTATCTTCCATCTCATCGAGACGATTTGCGAGTTCATCAATAACGTTGTACTTATCTTCTGGTACTTCTACATAATGTTCAACGAACAATGTTTTAAGTCCTTCAATGAAGTTCTCGGTCATTTCTGATCTCAAACCTCTTTCAATTGCGAGTTCGTTTTCTTTTGTCCACTCTTCTGCACAATATGATAGATACTTATCAACTGCTTCTGCGAGGTCGCCTTTGACTTTTTCTACTGAGGTTTTTAATTCTTCTGAGTACTGAGACTCAAGTTGTTCTTTAACTTCTTCAACTTTTGAAGATACAGCTGCTTTGAAGATTGTTCTAGCTTTCTCTTGATTCTCTTCTGATAGTTCAAGAGCTTCTGAGATTTTCTCTAGGTCGTCTTCTACTTCGATCTCAACTAATGAAGCTTCAAGTGCTGATGTTGACTCTTTGACTTCTTCTTCGTCTTCGTCTTCATCTTTATTCTCTTCAACTTCTTTTTCGTCTTCGTCTTCTTTATCTTCTTCTTCTGTGAAGAATGCGTTGTAAGTTTCGTCTACTTCTTCCTCATCTTTTTTCTTCATGAGTTCAACGATTGATCTTGCGATCTCTGCTTTAGTCAAGGATTCATCAACGTCATCTTTTTCATCAGACATTTTACCGTACATTGCCTGAAGTTTTTCTTTATCCATATCTTTCATAGCGTTGACCATAGCCTTGATCATTTCCATTTTTGAAGGTTTCTCATCTTCTGAGTCTTCTTCTTCTGAAACTTTTTTCAACTTAGGTTGTGCATCAGGCTTTGATTCACCTTTTTGTTGTGCATCACCAGAAACTTCTTTAGTTCCTTTTTCTGCACTTTTAATGCTAGCAACTGCTTTGTCAACAGGATTTTCTTCAGGTTTGACGACTTCACCTTTGCCGCTTTCAATTTTTTCAGCATCGGATGAACCTTGCTTAACAGGTTTTTTGTCACCGTCTACAGCTTTAGCGTTGGGCTGTTGACCCTCTTCAACTGTTTCTAGGTTATTTTCTAACTCTGCCATTTTTTTCTCCTGTTTGAGTAATACTCTTTTATTTATATATTATAGGTTCTCAATGAACTTTTTCCATAGATTTAATTTGGTTTCCTCAAGTTTATTGCGCTTAGCAGTTCTGAGAGTATCTCTCATTTTGCCTGCATCCACTGCTTTAAGGATACCTGATTCATATATCCACTCTACTCCTTCCATGATGCCCTCTACGAAAGCCTCTGGAGCAGACGGATCTGCAACGATATCAGCGGCTGTTGCCAACTGAAAATCATTCTTAACAACTTGTGCGCCACCTTTTTGTTCTAGTGAACCTAGACCTCTAGAGGATACTCCAAGTTTTGCACCATCGTCAATCAAATTTCTCACAATCTGACCATTTGGTGTTGATAAAATTTTTGCTCGTCCCACATAATTATCACCGTCTGATTCTAATTTGGTGATAAGGTGAGATACTTTGTCTAAATTAATTGTTGGTCCATCTGGATGACCAAGTTCGCCGAATGCTCTGTCCTTTTCAACGAATTCTTTAACGTAACGATTTACTTCTTTATCCATTACGTCTTTAGGATATATTCTACCGTTTCTGTTTTTAATCGCAGCTTGCATGAATATTCCCTCGATGAAGTAATCTTTTTTACCTTGCTCGTTCTCTTCAACGATAATTGGTGATACTCCGTAATCTACAAATTCAGATATTAGTTTCATTTATAACTCCTAAAATTTCTTCTAATGAGATGTTTTCTTCACCCATTTGTAACATTACATTCTTAATATTCTTCATCTCTTTTTCGGCCTCTTTTACATTTTTATATGTGCCGATTTCTATATCATCCATATAAACATGGATTTTTTTTCTTCTGTCTTCAGCGTATACGATGTTGACAGTTTTGCCTGAAACTTTTTGTGTTTCACGCTTAACTTCCTTTTGATCTTTAGGAAGTGTAAACTTCGCTTCGTTTAACTCAGCTGTTATCTGTGTCCAAGTTTTCACTTTTGTTTACCCAATCGACCTGCATTTCGACACGTTTCATGTCTACTACGTCAGCAGCTTTTGCTTTAATACCATCAAAAATACTATCTTTAGCATCTTGTAGTTTACCTGCTTCAATTTGGTCTACTATTTTGTTTGCTATATCACTCATTTATTAAAACCCCATGTCATCGTCTTCTCCGTCACCGTCAGCATCAATCTGTTGTTGCATGTTTTCGATGTCTTCATCTGACTGTTTTAAGAAGAACTTTTTAACATACTCTTTAGAGAAATATGAACCTACATATGACTCTGCTTGTGAGAGTAAGTCTAATCTTTCTTTAAATAACTCTTGCTCTTTTAACTCTGTAAAGTAGTTATCAGTAGCAAAGTCATAACGTATAAAATCTTTGACTTCGTCAAATTCATCGCTAGATACAATATTCTTAAGAATCAATTGTGTTCTTAATAGATCAGTGAAGCATCTAGCAAACTTCACCTGAAGTCTATGTGTGAACTTGTTAAACTTAAGTTCATCTCTACTGATCTCTGAAGAACGGCCCATATTGAAGCCGTTATCTGATTCCATTCTGGAAACAGGTACATTCAGTGATCGATATAGTTTCTTTTTAAAGTATTCTATATCATCAATCTCTGAAAGATTCTGTCCACCTGGTAATGTAGAGATTTCTGTACCTCTACCACCTTCTCTACGTGGTAACCAAAAGTCTTCCATCATCGACATGTGGCGTCTATCATCTTTGATTTCGCCTGTATCTGCATTATAAACAAGTTTGTTTCTGTACTTGTTCATAACATCGGCAAGATACTGTTCTGCCTTTGCCTTTGGAAGGTTACCTACATCGATGTAGAATATTCTTCTTTCAGGTGCTCTTGCAATTCTGTAAATTACTAGAGCGTCTTCTAACATTGCTAACTGATTAGCAGTTTTCAATGCCTTATGAAGATGTCCGATTACGATGTTCTGTGTGTAATCTAACATACCAGAAGTTGTATAACTTACTGCTTCTGGTGCAATTTTAAGAGTATTGCCTTCTGTTGCACTACCCTTGTCAAAACCTTTATCGTTGAAGACGTAAAACTCTTCAACCTTTTTAATGACCTCTACTTGGGTCTTTTTGTCTTTATCTTTTTCGACATTTCTGATCTTCTTAATTTTTAGAGGATCAACGTTTCTAATGTCGACCATGCCCGCTTGAGGACGTGAAGAATCTACTACTTTATGAAAGTAGATTCTACCATCGATGTACCATTTTCTGAATAATTCATGAGAGTTCACATTGAACTTCATTAAAGATAAGATATGTTTAAACTCTAGTTGCATCTTCTTCTTGATGCTATCACTGAGCTCAACATCTTTGAGATCGAGAGACACTATCCTATCTTCAGTATCAGAAACAACACATTCGTTGACTATGTCTTCGATAGCTGCATCACATTCAGGTACTAGAGAAGTCTCTCTGTATCTGCGAATAAGAGCAACTTCATTCTTGATGCCGCCTTCCATATCAACGTAGGTGCCATATGCACCACCTGATATGAAGCCTGATTGCGAAGTTTGAATGACAGGTGTGCCGTCATCTTCCACTGGCGCAACGAAAGAAGGAGCTGACTTCTTCTCTACGTCTACTTCTCGTAACTCGTCTTTTTTACGAGTTATTTCAAACCCAAATATTTCCATAATATGTATTTATATCGCCCTAAAAAGGGCGATATTCAAAAAATTAAACGACTCTTTCCCAGTGTGAGTATTGGAATTCAACATCAAATGTCTCCAATGCATCGACTGTTTCGTAAGATAGGTCAATCGCACCAATATTGGTTGGGAACATGTTGAAGAATTCGTATCTTGCTAACACTGAATCGTCTTTGTTAAGTTGTTCGACAAATGCTCTGTCTACGAGGTAATCTAATGATGTGATACCTTCACCAGAATCTAAAGCTTGAATGTCTTGTTGCCAATTTTCAATAGCTGTTCTTGATGAAAACTCAATATCATTAATAATTGTAACAGTCCAAGGTTCGAATGTTCTATCTCCTGCGAGTTTAAGAACATGTCCTCTGAACTGTTGTTCAACTACACCTACTGTAGCAGCTGGGATTTGTGCAGCCTGACATAAGAATTCAATCTTATTGCCAGATCGTGGTATAAAAACTCTGAATCGGTTAGCTCTTGGCCCACCGCCGAGTAATTGTGCTTTAAATTGATCTATAGTTGCCATTCTTTACTCCCTTAAACTGCTCCGTATATTTCTTCGAACTCTACGCCACTTCTTGCAGCTACAAAGTTCAAGGTTATATAGTTGATTGACTTAGCAGGTTTCACAAAGATTGAACAAACAAATTCGTTTCTATCAATCACTGTGTCTGTGTTATTTGTTTCGTCACAAAGAACTGAGAAGTCTACTAAACCTCTTCTATTTTTAACGTCTCTTAAGAAAGGTTCTACCGCAGCTCTAAATTGTGCTCTTGTGAATGCATCGTTGAATTCAAAGAGTTGTGCTTTAGCAGCTGTTGCTATTGCTTTCTCTAATACTATGAACAATCTTCTAACGTTAATTCTGTCAAAGGCGCTTGGTACTGATAGTGCTGTTTTGTCACCGAATAGTACTGTACCTTGTCCAGCAAATGTTACGATTGGGTTGATTCTGTTTCTATACAGATCGTCTCTTGAGGATTGTGAAGGATTGAAAGCAAGTTTTGAAATACCAAGATACTGACCTCTATTAAATCCTGCTGGTGAGAACCATGGATCTTGTAGTAAATCTGATCTTGACATAACTCCTGCTGTGTGTCCACAACCTGGTACCCATACGTACTTGTCGTTAAATCTGTCATATTGATATACCCATCCTGAGTCTATAACTGCATATGATGATGAAGTAATGCCTGCAAAGTCAGCAATAACGTTTGTTGCTTGAGTTGACTCTGAAGATACTCCAACTACAGATGCTCTATCTGGTGAACAAACTACTAAACAATCTTTTCTTAATTCAGCAATGTTGATCGCTTCGTTAATTAAAGAATTTGAATGTACTTGAGCTGCCCCACCGTCAATGTGCATAGCTGCGCTTTCATATACTCTGTTTGAACCTACGATTAGGAAAGAGATATCTACTGTTTCTGCATCAGCAAAGTGTGTGTTCCATGCTGAGGTTTTTTCTGCTACTGAGTTGTAATTACCGTCTGCACCACCTGATAGTGATGAATTCTCTGGTAATGCTGGTCTTAAGAAAGCAGTACCTACTGCTGTTGCAAGTGTTCTGTGTTCACTAGCTGTTGTCAACATTGCTGTTGAGTGACCTGACCAGTATATGTAATTTGAGTCTCTTGCTATTACGTCTCTGTAATAGTTTGATGAACCTTGTGAATCTTTAGCGTCTGAGGCTAACGATACAAATCCAAAGGTTTCTAAAACTTCGTTTTTAGTTCCAGATATTACGCCATCTTCGTCTACGACTACTACGTGAATTTCATCGTTAGATGCACCTACTAGAGCAGCTGATGCTGAACTTCCTGGTGCTTTGTCGAATAGGTTATAAAATTCCCAATATCTGTCAATATTTGTGTTGTCCAAAACGTCTTCTACCAAACCTGTACCTGATGGTTTGTTTATTGCTTCGATTGAAAGATCATTAATCGCAATAGCTGTCACTCTGTATAATTGTGAATGACTTGCAAATTTAATGATATCTCTAACTAAGAACGCTGAACCATCGTCAACTGCGATTGTTGAATCGCCTTTTGAATAGTTCAATGCGTTGTCTACAGCTGAGACTGCATCATTAAAATAAGCATTGCTAGATGCACATACTGAAACTTTAATTGAGTTTCCTAATGCACCTGCGTATTTTGAGATCCATTTTCCGACTGTTGCTGATGATGAGCCGCTTTCAAATGAACCTTCATAATCACTTTCGTTCTTTAGAAGTGTTGCTGAGTTTCCTGCTTGGTTTGCACTAAAGAGACCAGAATTATTAATTCTAACCACTCTAAGAGCAGAACCGTATCGCAAAAATGAGTCTGCTGAGTAAAAATCTTCAGCCCCAGCGTCTGAGTCTGCTGGTTTGTAGAACTCATCAACTAACTGTTGTCCGCTTGAAACTGTCTTTACCTCATCAACAGGGCCCCATTGAAAAACACCAGCGAATGCACCTACTGTAGAAGATACTGCTGGAACAACATTCGAAAGGTCAACTTCTCTGACCTGTACGCCTGGTGATACTTGAAATGCCATACTTTTCTCCTGTTAATGTAAAAAGTTGTTTACACTTTTATTTATATTATTATGTACTCTAAGACTGCTCTAAAAACCATCTATCGCCATTTGAGTCAACAAAAGTATCATTTTCTTCTTGACCAAATACGCCTGGTGGCAAGATATCATCTTCAATTAACTTCTGCTGTTCAGCATACAGTAAGTTTTTTACCGCATGATCAGTTAAATGGAAGAAGTAGTCGGTTGTAATAAACCAACTAAAAAGAACTAAATTCATGACCATGTCGTCATGATATCCTCTATCTGCTTCGAATGATGAACCCTTGTTAACAAAGGTCATTAACTCCGTGATTGTAGCACGGTCTACGAGTAATAGTTTATTTTCCTCTAATAATTCTTTCATGGTAGAACAACCAACCCTTTTGATTCTTCTACTCATTGTTATCCCTATGTCATCTGCTTTAGTCTGTCCTTGAACAAATACGTTTGGGTATTCTATATCATAATGTAACTGTTTTGCTACCATGCCACCTTCGGCATTGTTCTCAATAATAACTAATGCATCATTATAGGGTCTGCAATACTTATTTATAAAATCTGGGTAGAGCATAGGACTTATAGTATTATCTCTATAAGTACACACTTGTTTAAATGGTTTAGATGTAACATCGAAGATACTAAATGTAGAGAAGTCAATACCTCTTCCTTGAGATACATCAACGGTACAAACATATACGTGGTCCTTAATAGGTTTTTCGTAGACGTTAACACCATCTCTATTCCAATCTGGATCAACTGCTCTCATACCTAATAAAGTATTACTATTGATCAGTGTGTTACCTGTACCTAAGAAACTATTACCATACTCTTGTTCAAACTGTGCTTCTGAGGTGTTTGCAATGGTTTCTTTCTTCCATTCTTCATCTCTGCCAGGCACATCATACCAGTTGATTGTGAATGGTTTATACTCAGATTGTTCATGTATTGCAGATTCGTATATCTTATGGAACATATTACCCACACCATTTGCAGTTGATGTAATGATAACTTTAGAGTCTTTACCTGAGGTAACTACAGGATATGTAGCAGTATAGAATGTCTCTGCATCTTCTACGAATGCAAACTCATCGAGGTATAACATGTTAATTGACATACCACGAATAGATGATGAAGATGTTGCAGCTGCCACGATCTTGGAATCGTTACCAAATTCTATATTACCCTTGTTAAGTATCTTTACACCTGGTTGGAGAAAGAATGGAACAGTCTCCAACATGGTTACGATACGTGCTATCATCTCCCTTGCAATTGCACCTTTGTTCGCTAGGATCGCAACCGTGACTTCGGGAGTGAACAGTAGATACCATAGTAGATATGCACAAGAAGTAATAGATTTACCTGACTGTCTAGCAGCTAGAACTACACTAAAACGACTATCTTTGAAATGATTAATTAACTTTTCTTGGTAACCACGAAGATTAAATGGTACAAGACCTTCATCTAGTGATATAATTTGTGTATAGTTTTGAATAAAATGACAAGGGTCAGTAGAACACTTCATGTATTCTTTCAACTCTTCTTCGGTATATTGGTGTTCTACTCCTGCACGTTTGACAAGATTATTACCAAGATAACCTTCGTTTTTTGCCTTAACCATTAATCTTTATTCTTTTTTAAAAACTTTTGCAACTCAGACGTTGACCCAACATACAAGTGATTGTGTTGTGTTCCTATCTTTTGTGTTTCTTCGTCTTCTAGTTTCTTTAACTTGCTTTGTAGGTCTATAAGTTTTTCTGCTGTTTCACCCACTGTTTTAATAAGTTGACCTGCAACTTCATAGGCCCGTGGATGTTCTGTCTCTTTGGATAGTTCTAAGATGCCATCGATTGCATCTTGTCCTCGTTCTACGAGATTATAGAGATTCTCTCTAGCGTATCGGTAGTCTGTTTCAATGTTGTCTGTTCTATCAGGCAACTTCTTAACAACTTCAGCTGTTTGAGTTTTAATTTCTGATTCGATATCCAAGATATCGTTTAATTTTTCGTCTGTGTTCATACTATATTTGACTATTATGTAGAGTCTGTTGTAACTGTATCGGCATAATCGATGTTTGTACCATCGTCATAGAACGTTACAGTTTCAGCAACTACAAAGGTGTCACCTGGTTCTACAGAACCTACAAACATAATAGTTTTAGGTTCATCTAAAGTTATTGCAGCTGATAAAACTATTGATAATCTATCTTCTGCAATACTACTAATCGTTGGATTAGGTGTGTTACCTGTATAAAAAACTTCGTCTTCTACATTTATCTTACTATTTATTGCAGTATCAAAAGTCACTGTTGTAGAATTAGATACGACATTTGCAACAGCTGAAAATGCAGGTTCATAGTGTTTGACTTCTTTAACTAGACCAGAACTATTGATTTGAGATGTTGTAAACTGTCCAGATCCGTCTGATATAAAGTCTCTTTCGATAACATTAGTAATGATATCACCTGTGTAAACTGGTCCAAAGAAGTATAACTTCATTGTAAACCCTAATGTATATTCTATAACTCTTCTACTTTCAAAGTCTGCCTCGTAATCGTCTGTCATAGACACACTGTTTAAAACAATAGGCACGTCTCTGACCTCAGACATATCATCTATCATCTTCATTGTTACTGTATATTCAGGTTGAAAATATGGTAATATTTGTTCTACAATCTGCAATGCATCGTTTTGATTTTTAGCTAGTACTGATAACTCAAACTCTATATCATATGGTGCTGGTGAATACTGAAATTTTCTATCGGTGTTGTTTGTCTCTATTGTTGCTTTCTTTGTTCTTATTAACTTGTTCTGTTGTCTATTTGCATCGTAGTTAAATGCTGAAATTTGGAATGCCATTCTTGGCAAACTAATAGCACTTCTATTGTTATCTGTTAGATCAGGCTCTTCTGCTAGTCTGTTTATAAATTTTTGAGCAGGACCATATGAGATTGGCACTAATGTTCGAGATAGTACTGTACCATCTGATTTTGTTTTTTTGATATAGATATTATTGAACAAGGTACCAAATATTGATACCGATCTCTTAATAGTTTCGTTATAAAAATAAGTACCGAACATTATGGTTCACCAAATGGATTAGTTTCACTGAAGTCTAAGTATGAAGACTCAGCATCTTCAAATTCTTTATTGTCTGCCTGAGGATCGTTAGACATAGTCATAACGTCATCAACCGATGAGACTGTAAATGAGGCTGATGAAACAGCACCTAGTAATACATCACCAGTCTCTAGTGTTGTTGTATTATCTTTAAGTCTGAGTAATCTTGTATCTGCTCTCCATAGAACAACTTCACCCACAACTGTACCATTTAGTGTGACATCTTCATTGACTGCAAACGTTCCTGTACCACCAGCATCCATTGTTAGATCAATGCTGTATGCTTGTTCGTCTTCTATCTGATCTATGCCTGAGATATCTGTATCAAAATCTTCACCACTATATTCAAACAATTCACATCTAAGTTTAAATACAAATAGTTTACCAACTTGATAGAAAGGGTCTTCGTGTTCTACAAATTTGATTTCAAACATTGAACCTGATAAAGGAAAATATATCAGATCGCCTTCGTTAGGTCTTAGTGATGTTGCAAGGTTTGTATCTAAAGAAATGAATCTTTCCCATGACCTCAGAGAAATGACAAAGGTCGCTTGATCTCTAACTTGAATACCAAACTTAGACATGAGATCGCCTTCGCCTTCAAAACCATCAGTGTTTTCGATATACATCTCAACACTGTATGCATCACCAAAAGTGGACTGAACATCTTCATTAAAGATTGTGTCTTCTTCTACAATTTCTCTTGGTAAATAAAATGTTTCATGACCATACATACGTAGAGCTTCGACAACGATATCTTCATAAAGATGTTGCTCAGTGTTAACTGCATGATTAAAAAACACATTTGTTGGCATAATTAACCTATCATATCAAGTACTGGCATTTCGTGGTTCAGTCTTGATTCTTCTTCTAATCTTCGAATTTCTTCCTGTGCTTCTGATTTCATTTGAGAAGCATCTAATTGTACACCACCTGGCAATGCAATACCTGTAAACTTGGATAAATTTTCACCCCATTGATACTTGACTAATGCTGTGGCATATTTCTTTAACCACATATCATCGTATACATCTGTAAATGTAGTTGGGTCTAACTTTCTATAACACTCAATGATAATGTATTCATTGGCGCTAATACTATCGACATCCATATCTAGGTACAATCTGTTCATATGTTGATTGTATCTAATTGGTTGTCTGCCAACTAACACTCTATCTAACAACTGAATGTGTTGTTGTACTTGTGTGTAGTATAAGATATTTGTTGAAGTTAAATCCCAAAGATCATTCAATCTTAATTGATATCTAAGATCAAACATATTGAGGTTGTTTTTGTCGTGGAATGGAAAGATGTTCATTACTGCTGTAACAAACTCAGGCAATACGATATAGTTTTGTTGAAGTTCAAATGCTTCATCATCGTATGCATGTGTACCAGCTGCACTCTCAGTTAAAGACTCATTCGTCTTCATAGTAGTTTTTTTGGCACTGGTTATCTTGTGCTTTAGATACACCTTCATCGAGCCATCGTAATGGTACTGATAAAAGTACTGTAGCGCTTCGTCTACTCTATCATCTAATTGATCTTCATCAACGTTGATTTCAAGAACAGGCGCACCAAGTTTTCTTTTGATGTATTCTTTTAATTCGTCTTTGGTTGTTGGTTTTGCCATAAGTAGTATTCCTGTCTGCTACTACTATTTATGCAAATTCTAATCTTGGAAATATGTTTTAGTTTGGAGTCTATCAAGTTTTTCGTCAATTCTCTCCATAGTTTCGATGATACGACCTAAATCTTTGTCTAGTTCAGTTCTGGTGACATATTCTTTTGCTACTTCTTCACGTGTCTTATTGATTAAAATATCTAATCTTTTTTGTTCGGACAATATGTTACGTACTAGCAAACCTATCGGTGCTAATATAAACGTAAGAAGTACATTCCATATGATGTGAGCGTCTATAACTATTTCCATATAATCTATTTATAGGATCAAGTTGCCGCTTTCGTCTATATCATACTCAAAATTTGAATCATTCCAACCAATTCGTGAATTTTTATCATCCATGCAATTGACATCTAAATTAAAAGATATACTGTATCGATCTTTGTTTGTTAGATTGGGTTCGACCATATGCATTAACCCACTAGGAAAAATGTATAAGTGACCTGTCTTAGGTTGTATCTGATAAGATTCAATCATTCTATTGTTGCCAGGAAATGCTCCTGCAACTTTATGATTTGTATCTATGAAAGTTAAATCGCCTTCGTCACCATCAGCATGTATATAAAATACACCTGAATAGAAACAACCATTGTGTAAGTGAGGTCTGTTCCATGCACCATTGTCATTAATGTTAGCCCATGAGTTATGCATATCAACACGGTGTGCATCTTTGTTTAATCCCATGAAAGGTAATAACTCGTCTCTGACTAAACGTTTAATTGATCTTATACATTTAATAAAAGTTGGATGTTGATCGCAACCATCATTTGATTGCCAACCTGTATATGCATTTGATATCTTTCGACCAACAGGATCTTTCTTTCGCATACCATCAATCTCTCTTTTTAAGAGATCAAAGTATTCTGCATTCATCAATGTAGGTTCTTTATCTGCATCTTTGCCTAAAAAATCTCTATGAAAAACAAATGCAGGAAATAATAATTTTACACTCATTCTTCTACCTCATTATGAAAAGGACATTCAGGTGGTGGTTCATCTTCTTTGAAGTATTTACCTTTTTCTTGCCAATAACCTTCGTTTCTATATGGCCCAAGTTTAGTTCCCCTTAGTCTTGATTCATCGGAGTATTCTCTTCTACCTTGTTCATCCATAGACATCATTTCTGCATGTGAAGTTACTGAACTTCTGTTGTCCTGAAATTCTCTAGGACTACGTAATGTATACGTAGAATTCCATTCTTCTCTTTTAAAAGGAATAACCTGACACAATGGTGTGCCTTTTTTTATAGTAAATGAATGATTAACTCTAGGATAAAAAATTATTTGTGAATTATCTTGGCTCACATTGAACTTATCTGTATCGATAATTCCTTGCCATGTAGCAAAGTATCTATTTTGAAATAAGAAAGGGTCTAAGTAAAGACATGAATAACCCTCTGGTGTTATAATGTTCCATGGGTTTCTCATTTTAAATGCATCTTTGACAGGACCATCATCGCCAAAATAATCGAAAGCATTTTCAAATTGTTCTTTGGGGTGTGTAGGTGAAGCGTAATGTTCTCCTGAAGGATCGAAAGTTCTAACGTCTGTTGTACTTACACCGTCTTTTGCATTGTTACCTACGATAACTTCCATGTCTCTGTTTGCAAGTAGGTACCAACCACTCTTTAACCAATCATCCATAGCAGGACATGCTCTGATAGTTTGAGTATTAACACCACGTACTACTGCATTTACTTTAATTCTTTTCCACCAATCTGGATGCCATTTCTTTGCAAGAACTGGTTTAAAGTCTCTGAGAGTCTTCTCGTTATATGTAATAAAGTCTATCGTTGGCATTATAAAACTCTTCGCTAACTCCTATCTCTACTTCATCGCCTCTTAAAACAATTGATCTTCTATCCATGTATCTAGCAGTTTCATTTGGTGCATCTGCACCGTGTGGTATTCTGCCGTCAAACATTACTAATCTATTTGGTACAAACTCCACTTCAGCGATTTGGTGGTTTTTAATATGTTCGTTTCTACCTTCTAAACCCTGTTGAGGTTCATCATATAATCTTAATGTGCCACCCCATTCGGGATTCCAATATGTATTGTAATAGTATAAGAAAGATAAATTCCATGAATCATTAGTATCACAATCTGCATGAGTTGTTCCATGACAACCCATTGTCTGTGAGTTTAAACCCATGTACTGAAATCTTTTCCATTTGAAACCGAAATCTGTACATATTCTTCTATTTAGATAGTGAGCAGGATAAGAATCTTTCTTATCAATATCTCCTTCAACATTGTGAAATCCGAAATCTTTATTGTCCCGATCAGCCTTGAAGAAACTTGCACCCCAAAAACTATGGTGAGGTAATCCTGTTGGGCTTTCGCTACCCACTTGATTTGTTTTAGACCAAATATTACTGCTTGTAAATCTTTGATTAATCCAATGCCATATAGAAGTCTCTAAGTAATTATCAATTATGTAGACTTTATCTAAAGGTAATGATTGAATATGAAAAGGAGAATCAACCTTTTCTACAAGCAGGCTCATTTTATGCTATTAATGACTTTTGAGGTGATGGAAAATTATTTGAATAATACTCAAAGTCTTGTAGTGTGTCTTCTCTTGTTTCGCCTATTTCATTACATACATTAACGTATACATTCCATATAACGTCTGAATATTCCATAACTCTTCTTGCATCTGATCTTAAAGGGTGATTTGAGCCCTCTCTTCCTGCTATAGTTACTTCTAGTAAATCACGGAAACCATATGCTTGTACTTGATCATCGATATAGTTTTGAGCCATATCAGATAGTTTGTTTGCATACTGATTGTTTAATGAAACACCAGCAGGTGGTTCAGACTGATTGATATATTCTTCGATAGCATCTATTTCATCTGAGTTTAGATTTATTTTGACCTGATCGTTAAAACATTTATCTTCTTCCCATTTCTCAATTTTAACTTCGATGTCATCGTACACCAATACATCATATTCAAAACCAAGATTTGGTCTATCTGTGTTTTCGAAAGAGTATTCTAATCCATTTGGTTTTCTAATGATTAGATTACTGTTTTCATCATAAATTAACATATTCATAATTACCTCATTATACACTTGTGTGTGTTAAATTTCAAGAGACTTTATTCGCTCTCGCATACGCTCTTTCATATACGTCTAACATATTTATATCACTGGTATCCATGTCTTTTATCCATGGGCCACCACGTGTCCAGTGAATTGCTAAAGCATGTGGTTTGTCTAAATGTGTTTCATATCCTTCAGTTATAATATGTCTAGGTGGTATTCTACTGATCTTGTCTGTCCATTCAAATTGATGTAAATACTTTCCTGACTCTGTATTCACTACTTCTGGTGTTAACTTCTTACAGTCTTCGTGTGCATTATTGAATACCATAAGACTAGACCACAATTTCTTAGGATAAGAAACATTCTTTTCGCCATCAAATTTAGTATCACTATGATTTTCGAAATCGTATTGTACACAAGCAATAGCATCTTTTGGGTCTAAGAAATAGAATAGTGGTAGTATAGACTTACTAAACAATATGTCATCATCTAAGAAGATACTGAAACCTTCATAATTTTCTAGGTAAGGTATTAAGAATCTACTATATGTAAACTCTGTTGATTGATTAGCATACTCTCTAGTGTATTCAGGTATCTTTGATACATCTAGTATCTTAATATTAGGTTGCCAGTCTTTTATAAATTCATACATGTCACCTTTACCAAAACCATATTCAATTCCTTTTTGAAGCAACTTAACATTTGTTTCAGCAAGATCACCATGACGACTATCGTAACCCACATAGATTGATATAGGTTTGCCTTTTGCCATTTTCATAATGTTTTTATTGAAGTCTGTAACTGTACTTCTAAAACCGATATCAGCAAAAGCACTATGCATTTCTATAAAACCCTCTGTATATGTAAATGAAAGATGTGTTGGTTTATCTTTCTTTTCAACAAAGGCTTTCCATAATTCAATTACTTGTTCAGCTGATAGAACTTCTGAATCAAATAAATCAAACTTATCCCATACAAACATTTCCATATCTGGATCATCTATCATTTCAAATACTGCTGATCTTACAGAACCTGGATGTATTCTAAGAGTGTATCGTTCTTCTTCTGAAGAAGGTTTGTTCACTACACCTTGGATTGGATTCCAAAGGCCTTCATGTTTGATACTATCAATTAACCAGTGTGCTTTAGCACTGTGATAATAAGTTGAATTATTGATTTCTAATTGTCTTTCAGTTGGGCCTTCTGCACCAAAAACATATTTTGTATAGTCTGTTATCTTTTGATATTCATCATTTCGGTTTTTGAAATCAAAGCCAGAATGACCAGGTATTGGTGTTTCAGGTTTTTCAGTATAACCGTACTGCAAATAATATTGATAGACATATGCTTGATGTTGTAATTGATTAAACGGTTGTAATTTTGTTGTATCAGAATAATCGTATAATCTTTCGTCTATCAATTTAGAAGCTTCTTTCCATTTAACATGCTTTAGTTTTGGTAATTTATTCTTCATCAACCAATCTAAAGACTTATATGCTTCAGTTTCCTTGTAGTCTTTGGATAGTTCGATACTACCAATATGACAATGATCCATGAAAATGACTTCATCGCCACTATCTGGCCCAAATGGTGATCTTCTATTTTGAAATGCTTCTTGTACGGCTTCTAAGGTTTCTAATTTTCTCATAATATAAAATATAGTTTATTTAACTATATTTATGACGTAATTGGAGATGCTGGCCACTGTTGTGACAATACACCGTCCCAACGATTCACTGGTGTTCTACCTTGTGTAGCGTAAGTACTTGGTGATCTATGTTGATAGGTAAACGGAGTTCTACCTTGTCTAGAATATGTACTTGGTGATCTATGTTGATAGGTAAACGGAGTTTGACCTTGTCTTGCATATGTCACAGGTTGCCTATGTTGATATGTACTTGGCGATTGTGTTATTCTAGGATCTCTGTAAGTACTTGGTGATCTGTGTTGATATGTGCTAGGTACACGATATGCTCTAGGATCTCTGTAAGTACTTGGTGATCTATGGTTATACGTGCTAGGTACTCTATAACTTCTTGGATCACGATATGTAGATGGTGATCTGTGTTGATATGTGCTAGGTACACGATATGATCTTGGGTCTTGATATGTAGACGGCGATCTATGTTGATATGTGCTAGGTACACGATATGATCTAGGATCACGGTATGTAAATGGCGATCTATGGTTATATGTAAACGGTGACCTATGTTGATACGTAAACGGTGATCTATGTTGATAAGTCGAAGGTTGTCTAGCGCCTCTAATATTAGGTTCTTGTGCTGATACAGGGTGTCTGTAACCTGCTGGTTGTTGTGCTGATCTAATATTAGGTTCTTGTGCTGATACAGGGTGTCTATAACCTGCTGGTTGTCTAGCATTACCAATTACTGGTTGTTGTGCTGATACAGGTGCTCTATATGCTGCTGGTTGTCTAGCATTTCTAATATTAGGTTCTTGTGCTGATCTGATATTAGGTTCTTGACCGCTTCTAATATTAGGTTCTTGTGCTGATCTAATATTAGGTTGTTGACCATTCGCAATATAAGGCGACTGGAAAGTAAACGGTTGCCTTGCGTTATTAGGTTGTTGAGCATTTGCAATATAAGGCGACTGGAAAGTAAACGGTTGCCTTGCGTTATTAGGTTGTCTAGCATTTGCAATATAAGGTGACTGATATGTAAATGGATTCTGGAATGTAAATGGATTCTGGAATGTAAATGGATTCTGGAAAGTAAAAGGTGTCTGCACAGGAACAGAAGCCTGTGTAATACCTTGAGCATTTGCTGGATAAAAACCTGTTGCCATTTTACTTTAGATTACTTAGGTGATGGTTTAAAGAAGAAGAAGTTGTGAGCTAATACACCATTTGCAAAGAAATTGTGATTGTCGCCAACGTTCTTCAAGTTATACACCTGTTGTGAATCTTTCTCCTCTATTTTAATTATTTCTAGTCCTATTTCTGTACCTAGTACAGCATCTGTCATGGTCATCAAATGATCACCGACTGCGATTTCTGAATTTACAAATTCATCTCCACCTTCTTCTTTGTGGAATTCTTTAAATTTCTCTAAGTTGATAACACCCCATTCACCATTCATTGTTCTAAATGGATGTTCTGAAGTTGTTTCAAGTATTCTACCGTCTGATAAATGTATCTCATGTATTGATACTTCTCTTGGTTGCATCAACTCTTCGACTACACCGATCTCTAATTTATTTGTCTCTTCGTTCCAAGTCATTACGTCTTGACCAACTTCTACTGTTTCAATTGGTACATGACTGCCATCGCCCAACCATATCATTGTGCCGGCAACAAAACATCCTTTGCCACCTCCAGGAATGTTACCAGGTATTGGACCAAACGGTTGATAGAAGTACACTGCTGGGAAGATAAATGGATATCTTGCTGTTTGTTGTGTAGTACTTGGTTGCCTTGCGTTATTTGGTTGCCTTGCGTTGTTTGGTTGCCTTGCGTTATTAGGTTGTCTAGCAGCAACTGGTTGTCTTGCCTGATACGTAAACGGCGCACGGAATGTAAATGGAGTCCTTGCGTTATTAGGTTGTCTTGCCTGATACGTAAACGGCGCACGGAATGTAAATGGAGTCCTTGCGTTATTAGGTTGTCTTGCCTGATACGTAAACGGCGATCTATGGTTATACGTAAACGGTGATCTGTGGTTATATGTAAACGGTGATCTGTGGTTATACGTATACGGTGATCTATGTTGATACGTAAATGGCACCCTATATGATCTTGGATCACGGTATGTAAATGGTGATCTGTACGCATACGTAAACGGTATCTGATATGATCTTGGATCACGGTATGTAAATGGTGATCTATGTTGATACGTAAATGGCACCCTATATGATCTTGGGTCTCTATATGTAAATGGTGACCTATGTTGATACGTAAACGGTGTTTGTGCGTTTCTGATATTTGGTTCTTGTGCAGACCTAATATTTGGTTCTTGACCGCTTCTAATATTAGGCTCTTGAGCAGCAACTGGATGTTGATAAGATGCTGGTGTTTGTCTATTTCTTATAAACGGAGTCTGAGCACTTACAGGGTGATTATACCCAGCTGGTGTTTGTGCGTTTCTGATAAACGGATTCTGTGCATTAACAGGATGTTGATAAGAAGCAGGTTGTTGTGCGTTTCTGATAAACGGATTCTGTGCATTTACTGGATGTCTATAGAATGCTGGTGTTTGTCTATTTCTTATAAACGGATTCTGTGCATTAACAGGATGTCTATATGATACAGAGTTTTGTGCATTCGCAATATAAGGCGATTGAGCATTCGCAATATAAGGATACGGCTGTTGTGCATCTCTTATAAATGGATTCTGTCTATTAGCAATATAAGGATACGGCTGTTGTGCATCTCTTATAAATGGATTCTGTCTATTAGCAATATAAGGATATGGCTGTTGTGTAGGTTGTTGACCTGATGCGTTATTCCACCCACTAGGAGTTTTAATGTAAATTTGATCTACATCTTTCCAAGTGTTTGAAGCAGTTTTAACCCATGCACCTTGGGTTGAATTCCAACCTGAGGGGGTTTTTACTTTCTGTGAGCCTGTCGCCATTTAATCCTTTCTCGCTTTTTATCTATTTATCAATTATGAATAAAGAATCCATAGATCACCAACTGCTCCGTCACCTGAAGTAGGTGCAGAAGTTGATTGATATATGTTTCTCGCAACACCACCACTATTTGAAGCGTATGATGTTGAAATTTGTGATGCTCTAAAGTTTGCGTCTGTTAATGTTAACGAACCTGTAGAAGCACCAGTTGCAGTTGTTGTAGCAACTACAAACTCATCAGCACTTTCGTCCCAACCCATAAATGCGTTGTCGCCAGTTGAACCTCTTTCTAACACAAGACCAAGGTCATTTGAGTTAGCACCTGTGTTACCAGACCCTAATTCAATCAATGCATCACTGATTGTTGTATTTGTAGAATCTACAGTTGATGTAGTACCATTAACTGTTAGGTTACCAGATAATGTTAAGTTACCAAATTGTACGTTACTTGTTGTAGCAACTGCCTGACCAATACTTATTTCACCTGAACTAATTGAGACACCAGTTCCTGCACTAATATGACTTCTAACTTCTGAAGCGCTTGGGCCAGTATATGTGATTACACCAGTAGATGAATTGTATGCTAAACTTCCATCACCACCTGAATCAGTAACAGAGATTGAACCTCTTGCATCTGAATCAGCATATTGTGTAATTGTTGTTGCAAGTGTTAAGGTACCATTTACATCATCGTATGTTGATGTGATGCCTGTACCTGCTGTTACTAAAGCATTTACTCTGTCATCAACTCTTTCCTCTGTGAAGTATAAGTTTGATGAACCTTCTGTTAACGAATCTGTATCTGGTAATAATGCATTAACTCTAGCATCTGCTCTAGCGTTTGTAAAGTAAAGGTTTGAACCTTCTGAAATATGAGCAGTTGTTGAAGGTATTGTAATAGCACCTGTACTTGAATCATATGCACCTGCACCAGAGTTTGTACTTAGAGATGCTCTTGCTCTAGCATCTGTATAGAATAAGTTTGTTGAACCTTCTGTAATGTCATCTGAATCACCACTTAGTTCACTTAATGCATCTGCTGTATCTACTTGTGCATCAACATAAGTTTTGACTGCTAACTGAGAAGGTACTAAAGTATCTGAAGCACTACCAAAATTAACATCTGTATCGATTGCATTTTGAACTCTAGCGTCTGCTCTTGCATTTGTAAAGTATAAGTTTGTAGAGCCTTCTGTTATTTCATCTGTATTGTCTTTACTTGCGACTTGTGAATCTACATATGCTTTAACTGATTGTTGAGAAGGTATTCTTGTTTCACTATTAGACACCATATTATCTTCATCGATAAGAGCTGCTGTGATTCTAGCATCTGCTCTAGCGTCAGTGAAATATAAGTTTGAACCTTCTGCTAAATCACCAGTGTCATGGTTAGCAATACTAGTAACTGTACCAGTTACGTTACCAGTTAAGTTTCCTTCGAATGTTCCTGCAACAAAAGTTTCTGAACCGACTGTCCATTTATCGTTGGTCTCATCCCATAAGAATGTTTTTGCAGTTGAACTACCTCTAGTTACACTCAAACCAGCATCTTCTGTTGGTGAACCTGAAGTAAAGTTACTGTTTAATGCGATTGTGTTGTCTGCAAGGTTAATTGTCTCTGAGTTTACAGTTGTTGTTGTACCTGAAACTGTTAGTGAACCTGAGATTGTAACATCATCGTTAAGTGAAATAACACCATTTCCGTTACCACTCAATACTAAGTTAGTATCAGCTGATCTGGACACGATTTGATCAACTGCAATATTGTTACTAAATGTGATGTTGTTTCCTGCACTGTTGGTAATATTGTTACCGTCTTCGATTTGAACTGGACCTTTAAGTGCAATAACACCTGATCCTGTTGCATCTAACTCTAAATCACCAGAACCACTTGTCTGTATAGACATGTTTTGGTTAGAGTCAGCACTAAAGACGATTGTACCTGAGTCATCTGAAATAACCTGTTGTCCGTTAACATATAAAGAACCAGGTCCAACGTATACGTCTTTCCATGTTCTACTTGATGAACCTAAGTCGTATGTGTTATCTGCGCTTGGTATGATGTTACCTGCAAATGTACCACCACCTAAGTATGATAATACATCTGAGTCGCCGTATTGGGCTGCACCTGCGATTGTTAGTGTGTTAGCAGCATCATCGTATGTTAATGTGATGCCTGTACCTGCTGTTAAAAGTTGAGCGACTCTATCGTCTACTGACTCATCTAATGCTGATGCTGAAATTGAACCAACGTATGATCCAGAAGAGCTAATAACCTCTGTTCCACCGATTGACAGGCCGTTTTTAATATTAAAATTCTTTTCCCCTGCCATTAGATAGTACCTCCGTCAACTTGCGGTAATGAAAACTCACCCGTTGATGAGTTATAAGATAAATTCGTTTCTCCAGATGCTAATGAAATAGCACCTCTTGCTTTTGCGTTAGTAAAATATTGATTCGTTGCACCTTCTGTGATGTCATCTGAGTCTAGTGCGGATACTGATCCAGCGGTAATTTTACCAGCACTAGTTATGACCTCTGTAGAACCGATGTTTAATCCGTATTCTATAACAAAATTATTTTGTGTTGCCATGGTTAGTGTGTCCTAATTGAGTGTATACAGTATTATTTAGTAGAGATTACTCTTCAAAAAGGTGGTTTAAACAAAATTTAAACAAAAATCATACTTTAATTAATTGACGTGACCATTTGAATACAGTCGAGTTTGCAGAAGCAGGTGTAATCTTTAAAACTACATTACCACTTTCAACTGCAACTGATACTGAATACAACGAACTATTTGTAACTATCTCAGCGTATTGTGTAAAGTAAGCAGTTGAACCGTCATGAATTACAACAACTTCAGATGTGTGATAGTTTGTACCCTCTGTTGCTTGTAAAATATACTTAGCACTTCGATAATTTGATAAAGAAAACGAATCTAAGTCTGTTTCCGATGTTGTAGTGGTTGTTGTACCTGTATTACTATCAACAACCAAACTATCGATTGTTAATGTGTCTGAAGCAGTGATAGTAGTGCATGTTAAATCACCAACTTCTAAAGCTGCTTTAGCGTAACCTGTGCCTGAAGTGTTAACTGTTGTAGTAGGTTCTACTTCTAAACCGTCAAATAATTTCCATGTAGAATCACTAGCATCTCTAAAAAGACCTGTGAACTCATTGCCGCTGTCTGATAAACCATCATCGTAGTTACCATATAACCCTATGTCAACTGTATCTGAACTCGTGTTTGAGTTCGCAAGTTCGATCATTGAGTCTATAACAGACGTGGTTGTACTGTTAACGGTAGTTTGTGTACCATTAACTGTTAAATTGCCTGTGATTGTCGCATCGCCATCGACCAACAGGTCTTGACCTGTTTCTAGTCCTATGTCTGCATAAAATTTTGATTTTGTTGCCATAATAATCTCAAAAATATATTCTCAGTACTATTTATGACTTTTTGGAAGTAAAAGAAAGGGGATCATGTGATCCCCTCTCAAGAAAGTTGCTTAGTTCTAAGCGCCTACTAAAGTCCTGTGGAATTTAATAGTTGTACTGTTTGCTGAGGCAGGTGTAATTCTGAGTCTCAAGTCGGAACCATTAATGTCAGCATCGAATGATGCAACACTAGTGTTTTTCAATGTACCGTATTGAGTCATGGTTACTGCGCTTCCGTCATGTACTAATACTATCTCAGTTGAATGATAGTTAGAACCTTCTGACATTGCAATAACATATCTAGCAGCTCTAAAGTCAGCATGGGCAAAAGTGTCCAAGTCGACTTGAGATGTAGATGTTGTTGTTAATGCTGTAGACGTTCTATGTTTAGTATCCAACTCTTTAGAAGTAGTGATGACATCATTAGATGAATCGTAAGACAATACTCTAATTAACTCAGCGACTTTAAATGCATTTGTTTTAGCCATTGTCTACTCCTTATGATAACCTAATTTGGAAGGTTTTGAATGTTGTATTAGTATTTGCAGGAGTCACAAGCAATCTCATGTTTCCTGAATTTACATCTGAACTTAACGTGAATAATGAAGACGCTGAATATACATCGCCATATTGAACGAAGTAAGAATTCGAGCCATCATTAATCAATAATACTTCTGCTGAATGTGTGCCAGCTGATGCATGTGATGCCATGATCACATACTTAACTGCCTTGTTGGCAATTGCGTTTGCTGATAACACCTGATCTGCTGTAGTAGCAGTAGCTGATAATGTAGTGAAGTAACCTTGAACAAGGTTAGCTGCACTAGTAATAGCGACTACTTCAACAACATCACCATTTAAAGCATTTTCCGTTAATGTGATAGTTGATGAGCTGGTAGCAGTATAGTCTGCACCACCACCTACTAACTTAACACCGTTAATGTACACTTGTTCATAACCTGAGGTATATGAAAGTGAATTACCATTATCATCGTTACCTGTAATTGAAGTACCAGTTGATGATATAGTGTAAGTGAATGTTTGTACACCCGAAGATGGTTGGTCTGACCAACTCAAAGTTCCTGAACCATCAGTTTTTAAAATCTGATTTGAGGAACCATCACTTGTAGGAAAAGAGAAAGCATCATTAACAGTTAAAGAAGCTGGATTCGATCCAACTTCTACAACAGCAGCTGAGCCGTCATTCTTCTCGGTATAAAATCTACCATGATAAGTATTGACAGCTAATTCACCTAGTGATAGATCACCTATACCAGGCAAAGCGCTTTGTGTAGAACTCCTTTTAAATTGTATTAATGTTGCCATTGTTCTCTCCTATAGATTAGATGTTAAATTAGAATGTACCACCGTCTATAGCAGTAACAGATACAGCACCTGAAGAGACTGTAAAGTTACTTGAGTCGAATGAAGCAATACCTTTAGCAGATGTTGTAGCATCATCGATTGCAACATCACCAGATGTTACAGTAAAGTATGAAGCTGAGAAAGATGCGATACCTTTATTAGCGTCTGTTGCATCTTCACCTGCTATTGTTATACTACCGTCAGCGTTTGTTACATCGATACCTTCGCCAGCTGAAAGAGCAGCAAGTTCCATATCTCCGTTAGAACCATTACCAATTAGTAATTGTCCTGCTGTAGGAGCTGCACCGTCTATAGAAGTAATTGAACCTGAAAGTGCAAGTCCTGAAACTTCTAAGTTACCGAATACTGCGTTACCTACTGAACCAGAGAATACTGAAGATGTGTCTGTAGCGTCTTGGATAAATTTAAATTTACCGTCAGAATCATCCATACCAAAGAAACCAATTTTAGCAGTAGAACCATTGTGCCACTTAAATTTGATACCTCTGTCTAGGTTGTCATCTGAAGCGTCATCACCGATTTCAAACACTGGATCTGCAACTGAAGTAGTTGTAGAGTTTACAGTAGTTGTAGTACCGTTAACAGTCAAGTTACCTGAAACTGTTAAGTTACCTGAAGCGGCAATATTTGTTGATGTAATGTCATCTGAAGTTAGTGTACCATCTACTTGTACGTTGTTAAACTGTACGTTTGATGATGTGCCAACATCCTGACCGATTGCTAATGTTACGCCGTTGCCTGAAGCAGTTGATGAAACACCAGTACCACCTAAAACAGAAAGTACTTCTGAGTCAAGGTCGATAGCAATAGATGTAGTACCATCTGAGATGTCTAAATCTTGTGCTGTTACTTGTGAATCAACATATGCTTTAACAGATTGCTGTGTAGGAACTTTAACGTCTGAATCAGAAGCCATGTTGTCTTCGTCAACTAAGAAGTCAATGTTTCCTACTTGAACTGCGTTAGCTTGAATTGCAGTAACACCTGAAGCGTTAACTGTTATGTCACCTGAAAGTGAAACGTTATCAAATGAATCTGTACCATCATAGATCAAAATTTGACCTGATGAAGGAGCAGAAATATCTGAGTCTGATGCACCAGCAAGTGTTGAAGTTGTAGATACGAAAGAAAGGTTTCCTGAAGCATCTGTTGCAAGAACCTGGTTAGCAGAACCATCAGCTGATGGTAATGTAAAGGTTACTGAACTTGCAACTGAATCAGGAGCTTTCAGACCAACGAAGTTTGAACCGTTGTCTGAATCTTCTCTAAGTTGTAATGAAGCACCAGAAGTTGCACCGTTACCAACAATAAAGTTTGAAGGCGTTGGAGCATCACCGTCTACGATATCGGTATAATATTTACCGCCGATTTCGTGAATAACAGCTGATGAGCCTGAGTCTACTGACTCGATATACAATTTAGCAGAAGCACCGTCATTCGATCTATCCTGTACATACGCTAATTCGCCTTCGCTCAAGTCTGAGACTGTTGGCGCACTCGCTCCTGTACTTCTTTTAATTTGAATAACTGTTGCCATTTTTTTCTCCTAAAAAATGAATTGGGTTTAATATAAAATTTGCAAATTTCTAGTTCACATATCCCTAGAAGATCATTATCTATCTCGTCCTCTCACAATGAGGGTCGTGTCTCACTGAATGACACCTTGATTGTAATAGTATTTATAAGACTAAAATGTTCCGCCGTCTATAACAGTGGTAGTAACCCACTTATCAGACGATGCGTTATATGCCAATAGGCCGTTATCTGTTTCACTAGCATCTACATCTGATAGTTCTTGTATAGATTTAGCTGATAGATTGACATTAGTAGATGAGTTACCAATTGCAACTTGTTTTACTCTAAAGTTACCTTGACCTTGCACCTTTCCTGAGATGCCTGCTACTCTTCCTACTACACCTTTAATTGCCATACTTAACTCCTAGTTACACCTGGCGTTATAATAGCTTGTCCTTCGACAACTCTACTAGTTTGACCACCAGAACTTGTTATGTTTAAGTCATACAGATATCTGCCTGGATTTAGAGCAGTTGTTTGTGTATCTGTTAAAGACAAAGTGACCTGACCTGAAGCCTCTGAAATAGATGTAGAAAATGTTGCACTTACTGAAGAAGACGTATATGTTTTTCTCATTTGTGCAGCTGCTGAATAACCTGATAGGTCTAAAACTGAACCATCAGAGTTTGTTACATCTACTGTAATGCTGAAGTCTGAACCTTGATCTATGTAAAGATTTGCTATAATTGCCATATTACTATTTATACGGACTAATTATTTAATTGGGAATATGGGACTTTTGTATGTATTTTTTCTACTGTAGTTGGATCAGTTTTTACGTATGCTTCTTCTAATTGTTTTACAGTACCGTCTGCATCTTTAACATAAACTTGTTTAACTTCTGCTACAGGACCTATAGGTCTTCTGCTAGAATATGTTATCTGATATGTAAATGGTGATCTATGTTGATATGTAGTTTGTACAACAATGTTACCACTTCTTGTATTCTGAGCATTTGCAATATATGGTGAAGGTTGAGAAGCAGAAACCCTATATGTATCTGGCGATCTATGTTGATACGTAAATGGTATTCTATGTTGATAGAACGATGGTGATCTATGTTGATACGTAAATGGTGTTCTACCTGTTGTAGGATATGTTATAGGTTGCCTATGTTGATATGTTGTTGGTGTTCGCCCTGTTGCCTGATATGTTGAAGGCTGTCTTGCATCTCTAATAAATGGATTCTGTCTATCAACAGGATGTCTGTAAGTTGTAGGTGAAGGTTTATTTCTTATAAACGGATTCTGTTTATTTACAGGATGTCTGTAATTAGCTGATATACGATAGCTACCAATTATCGGATTCTGTCTGTTAACAGGATGTTGATAAGCTGCTGGTTGACGTTGATTTGCAACATAAGGTGATGGTCTATTTCTAATAAACGGATTCTGTTGTTGTGCAATGTATGGTGATTGAAATGGACTTCTTGCGATAGCAGCTGTCTGTGCGTTTGCTATGTAAGGAATAGGCACTCTAGTATTAGCAACTGTCTGAGCGTTTGCTGATGCACGGGCATTAGCAATGTACGGCACAGGCGTAGTACCGTTAGTAGAATTTTGTCTATTAGCAATATAAGGATACGGCTGTTGTCCTGGCGTTGCGTTTGAATTGCTATATGTTACTTGTACGGTTGGCATTTTATACTATTATTGGCCCCCCACTACCTGCATTATATGCTGCTCTTAAACTTATGGGGCTTGATGACCAAGAACCGTTGAAGTATGAAGCTATATGAAAATATGTATAATAAGTGTCTGTGCCTTTTGTTGCTTTTATTCCAAAATAAACATCATTTGATGTTAATTGTACTGGATTACCTGTGCTGTCGTATACACCCCACTTAAAAAATCTAGCAGTGCGAGTACCATTAAATCCACCCCTTGAAGTTGAACCAGACCAGAAATTATAATATTGGCCTCTGGTTTTTCCACAAACATGTGGATAAAATCCATAACTGTTTCCACCTCCTCCGTAACAATTTGTTTGAGCTTGAGTACCTGATACCGATTCACCACTTGCATAATATGCTACATCAAAATTCCAAGTATCGTCAATTATACCATTAGCATTCAAATCGGTAATAGGCATATAAAATCTATAATAAAAACTCCAACCACTATTACTAAAAGAGTTATAATGACCATACGATATTCTAAAAGCCCCTAAAGGATTTGTCTGAACAGTATTATTGTTAGCTGCAAAATCAAATTGCATATAACAACCACATTCGGTATGATTAAAACCAGGATTACCAGTTGCTAATTGAAGAGTATTCCAACTTGGTACACTAAACATAGAAGCAGTTCCTGAAGGTGGGTCAGAATTTATATAATTCGTACTACCACCAAAAGGATATACATCCCAAACAGGATTACTTATACCTGAGCCCCAAGGTTGAGGGTTCGGTTGATTAGCTAAAGTTGCACTTGTTGCTGTTGAACTTCCAGACAGTGCTGATTCGCCTACAATACCTTCATATGATGTTGGTACCTGAGCAGTCGATGGTGACTGATATATGTAAGGCGTTTGGCCTTGTGCTGAATAAGTCGAAGGCGATTGATAAATGTAAGGCGATGGTCTTTGCGCCTGATACGTAAACGGATTTTGATAAATCGATGGCACCCTATATGTTTGAGGACTTCTTTGTTGTGCTTGATAAGTTGAAGGCACTCTATAAGGTACAGGTTGTTGATTTGACTCCTGTGCGTTTATATTTGCTGGTGACTGGTGTTGATACGTAGTAGGTTGTTGTGCCTGATATGTTACAGGATTTCTGTAACTTCTTGGGTCACGATATGTACTAGGTGATCTATAAGCATAACTTACAGGATTTCTGTAACTTCTTGGGTCACGATATGTACTAGGTGATTGATGTTGATACGCAACTATAACCTGTGCATTTCTTGGGTCTCTATAAGTTGAAGGACTTTGATGTTGATACGTAAACGGTGTTTGTGCGTTTGCAGGATACGGATACGGATTCTGTCTATTAGCAATATAAGGTGATTGTGCATCGGCCTGATAAGTATACGTTTGTTGTGCGTTTCTTATAAAAGGATTTTGTCTCGATCTTATGTTAGGTTGCTGTGCGTTTCTTATAAAAGGATTTTGCCTATTAACAGGATTTCGATAAATTATTGGTTGTTGATTCTGATAAGTCGAAGGAGACTGAAACGTATAAGGAACAATCGATGGTTGTTGTCTTATATTTGGTGCTTGAATGTTAGCAGGTTGCCTTGCTATGTAAGGTTGCTGAAAACTACCGCCATTTAAATTGTGTTTAATGTAAATTTTATCTGCCATATCATATCACAAACCATAAATGTCCAACTTCTTTACCTGTACCACTTGGTGTACCAGATAGTGAAGAAGCACTAACAACTTCATAATCTAACTCAACATCATCGCCGTCTAATTTAACACCGTTTGATGTGTTCACTGATAAAGTAGCAACACCATCTAATGAATCACCTGAAGAACCTGCGTTATAAGATTTCGCAAGACCTGAACCAGCAGATATGACACTATTTACTCTATCATCTGTAAAGTATTTATTAGTTTGTTCTGATATAGAATCGGTACCTGTTGAGTTATCTGCAACTTGTAAATCACCATTAGAATCAAATACTAGTATTTGACCAGCAGATGCACTAGATGTACTACCTACATCTGTTAAATCAGATATAGCAGAGTTCATTGTTGTGTTTATTGATACATTGCCTTTAGCAGTCTGTGTGACTGAACCTGTAACTGCACCAGTCAATGAAAAGTCTGAATTATCTAAAACTAAATCTAAAGTATTATCTGAGTCATCATAGGTAACTGAAAGACCTGATTCAGTGTTTGAACTAATCATTGTACCGACTGTGTCAGCAATTCTTTCTACAATGTCATCAACTACAAAACTAGAACCGTTGTACTTAAGAACACTATTAGTATTTGCGCCACTTGTATTTACATCTGAAAGATCATCGATACTAGCAGCTGCGATTCTAGCGTCTGCTCTACCGTCTGTATAATAAAGATTAGAACTTCCTTCTGTTAAATCATCAGTGTCATGGTTTGATAAACTTGAAACTGTACCTGTAAGATGTCCTGTTGATACATTTAAAACTGTTGTTGAACCGTCTGCTGTAATTGTAGATAATCTTGCAGTAGCATCGGTACCATTTGTACCGTTATCGATGATTGTTTGACCACCACTTGATAGAACATCACCTTTTAGATTACCATTAAAAGTAGTTGCAGTCATGTCTGTTGCATGAATGTTCTGCCATTTTAGTATACTACTTCCAAGTTCGTGTGTGTTGTTAGCACTTGGTAAAACATCTGAGTCTATTGAACCTGTGAATGATATTGTATCACTAGATGCGTTACCTAAATCGATGTTACCATTCAGTGATGATAATCCATTAACTGTTAAAGCGCCAGTAGTTGTAACTGTTGAGGCATTTAAATCACCGCCTGTAAGTGTTGCAGTTCCATCACTCAATGTACCCACGTTGACTGTTGCGCTAAAGTTTGCATTTACACCACCAGTAATACTACCTGAGTTGATACTCATGGTGCTATCAGTAATTGTAGGCGCAGTCATTACACCGCCTGTTGTGATTGTTATATCATCTTCTGCAAATGTTTTACCTGCAAGTTGAATGTTGAAACCAGTCTCTAATTCTGTTGTGTTATTTGTGTTTGAAGCATTAAGAATAACACCATTTGAGTTGTTGTTAAAGATTGAGTTTGTATCTGATAACTGCCAGTATGAAGCACCTGTACTTGCTAATGCAGTACCTAAGTATGAACCTGTGTAAGAATATAGAACGAATCTATCGCCATTTGATAAACCAGAACCGTATGTAGCACCTTGTAAGTTAATTCTTCCATAACTACCATCTGAATTTTGGCTAGTGATCTGATAGTCTATACCTTCTATTAAGTGAGAACCGTTGACAAAGACCTGAATTCGGTCTTGTACAAATTTCATCACATTGTTAAACTGATCAGCGCCTTCGAAATGCGTTTCACCACCAGTTGCAATATACACATACTCTTGGAAGTAAAATGCTTTATCTTCTACACTATTAACAGCGTCAACTAAAGTTGCTTGAGCAGTAGTTCTAAGACCACTAATATCACCCACGTCATTAGCCAACACATTATATTGTTGTCTAAAATTTTCTATAGTACTGAAACTGTCTACTGTTTTAGCCATTTATTTTCTCTTCTATCTTTCTAAGAAGTTCCTTAACTTCGGTTACTTCTTGTCTTAAACTATTTATTTCCTTTTTCTGAGAAGCAATGATTTGTCTTCTTCTCATTACCAATTTAAACTGTTCAACATCTGTATTGATAATTGCTTGTGAACGTTCTTCTCTAATTAGATTTGAATGTCCTTCAACCTTTATCATGCTAATGCTATACATCTAAGACCAGAAATTATTGGTACTTGAGATGTGTTTGTAGCCTGTCCTACAATCTTAATTACAAAACCTGTAAATTCAGGTAAGTTGTCTGCTGTGTATTCGTATTCTTTAAAGTTTCTAGCGTCTTGATCAATAGCTGTGTCAGGACCACCAGTTGAGTTAAAGAATTCAAATCCTAAATCATCTACTGGTGTATCTTCATCGTTTTTGATGAGTTTGTATAAAACTTTAATGTCTGAGTTAGGTGGTCTAAAGTTATCTGATAAAACTTTCAATGATGTAGCAGGATTCTTTAAACTTACCAATCTTGTTGTGTATACCATTGCGTTGTTATCGCCATCTGGTTCTGTTGATGGTACGTAAACTTCACCATCTGATAGATCGGCAGCAGAATCAATATCATTAATTCTGTTCATAATACCTAGACAACCAATTGTACCTGTATCAATGTAAGGTGATACGTTTGGATTTGATGATCTCATTTGTAGTAATAATCTAAATGATCTCTGGTTACCCATTCTCTCTAATTCGTTGAGGGGTGATGCAACAACACTTGGTCTACTGAAGTAAACGTTATCGTTTAATTTAATAAAGTCATTTGCAGTTCTTCTTACATATTCAGTATCTAAGTTTGAATCTTCTGGTGAACCCATACCTGTTCTATTAATACTTGAGAATATTTGAGTATTATTAAATGTTATAGAAGGTATCATTGTATGAATTGCATCATAATAGATGTTTCTTGTACTTCTAACTTGACTACCACCGCCATCTACACTTTGAGTTGCAACAAAACTTGTGCCGCCTTCTAAGTCATAAGATGACATTACAGATGTTCTAGGTAGAACATTAAATGAGTCTATACTATAATCTTGTAGACTCTCGTGTGTACCGTTAATAGCTGCAACTGGAATACCACCCAATGTGTTTTCAACATTGGTGACACTTACTGTAAATGTTTGACTGTCGATTGTGACTGTAATAGTGTCGTTCACTGCGTAGTCACTACCTGGATCAGTAATCTTAATTGAGTTTACTGCATCTAAATCTCCAGCGTCTACAACTACTTTGACTTTAAGACCTGTACCTGTACCACCTGTTACAACAGCATCATTACTTCCACCAGTCTCGTATGTCTGTGCTGTTACGGCAGCACTAATAGCACTTGGTGTGCCAATCTCTACTACGCCATCTTCTTTATCGCCTTTCACGCCTGCTATTGTTACGTGTGAAGTTGTTTCGTACATACCGTGTGAGTAGTTTAATATCTTAACATAACTTTGACCAGCAAATGTTTGAACTGGATTCTCTTGTAGTTTTACATCTCCGATAAAATCGTTTTCAAACACAACTTCTGCAACTTTTGAGGTATCGAATTGTGCAATCTTAAGATTGAACTTGAGATCGTCTGTTTGTTCTGCTGTCCATGTTGATGCGTTTTGTGATAAGAACAATGAACCAGCATATGGTTGTCCTGAAATTGTTTCACCAGTAATTAAATCGTTTTCGCCCATTCTGGATATGAAACATTCGTATTCGTTTGAGTTTGATAAAACTACGAAACAGTATTCTTTACCTTTCTCTAGGTATACAGGCGAATCAAATGTAAATGTTGTAGCACTTGAACCGTCTTCTGAAATATTAACTTCGTTTGGATTCTTAGATACTGTTGAGAATGGTAATACTAACTGACCTGGATAACCATTCACCATGTTTCTAACTTGTACTGACACTGGTAGTGCATCGTCTTTAGTTCTAAAGAATAGATCAACTGAAGACAACATCATGCCACCATCCATATCTACTAAGAATGATTCTGCTAATGGATCGACCCACTCTGTCTCACGCAATTCTCTCTCATCGAATATTCTAGGAATTCTAGGATCAACGTCCCAAAAATCTCTAGGGTCATCAATAGGCGGTGGTGACGGTATCGGCGTACTTGTTGGTGTCGGCGTTGGTGTCGGTGTCGGTGTAGGCGACGGTGTAGGCGCAGGAGTTGTTGTCGGCGCTGGCGTCGGCGTAGGTGTCGGTGTAGGACTTGGTGTAGGCTCTGGAGTCGGTGTTGGACTCGGTATAGGTGCCTCAGTAGGTTCTGGTGTAGGTGTAGGTGCTGGAGTTGCAGGTGGTTCTGGACTTGGCTCAGGTGGTGTACCTGTACCAGGTGTTACGTTTAATAACTCACCTCTTCTTACTATTTGTCTCTCAGCAGATAGCCTTTCAATAACTACTCTACCATTCCTTGTTGATACAATTTCAGTTTGTGAAGCTTGTAATAAACCTTGTGCTTGATAGATTGCATTACCTCGTGATGCTGGGTTAGAAAGGTTATTTGAACTTGATGTAATAACCATTTCTCTAGCACCAGTTGGGAATCTCTGGAATCTATCGTTAGGTAAACTGAATGTTGCTCTTAATCTACCGTTACCATCTGTTTTTACTATTTGATCGTATGATGTACCACCATCTTTACTGTACAGTGTACTGAATGGTTTTACATATGAGTTTACATCGATACCATCAAAGAATACGTAATGGTTTGTGTTTGGTTTTAAGTTAACTGCATCTATTTCAATGTCTCTTGGTCTACAGAATGGTACAATTGTGACACTAACAATTCTATCGTTACGTGTTTCAACTAACTCTTCTACAACCGATGTTCTAACACCTGTTCTGATCTGAGACTCAGGTGTTTCTGTTACATTTCTTGTAACAGTAGTATTAGGTGTATATTCACCACCTTGTGAAGGATCACCGTTCCAAGCTGCTGGAACACTTGATAATGTCTCTGTCTCTACAACTGTAGGTTCACCTACCCATGTAGTCTGCCATGCGTTCCAAACAGTGCCTAATGCGTTTTCGTTCTCTGCTAATACTGCATCGAAGTTGCCTTCTCTGTTAACTCTTACTTCTGGTAATTGTTCTGTGTCTTGCCAGATGTCTGTCTCTGGACTTAGTTTAACGTGACCAATAAATGCAAACACAGCGTATGGGTTAACATTTAATGACCTAGATGCCTTATTTTGATTAACAAATGATCTTTCTGTATATGGTAATGTGATAATATCACCAGACTTCTTATAGTTACGTGACAATGCTGAGTTAGCAATGATATCAAAGAACTGAGTATGGTGTTTAGGTCTTAATTGACCTAGTTTTGTATCGATAGCACATTCATAGTCTGGATGTGAAACATCACCAATCTTATGACCTCTAAAGTTATCTACTAAGAAGCCTGATTTATATCTGTCAAATCCGTCTGCATCTAAAATTTGTTTTGATTGTGTATCTTTTTCTAATAAAGATAGTGCTGTAATTCTTTCAATGTTTGTAAGTCTTTGGTTTATTCTACCAATATCTTTCATCGTATATCTACGATGATCAAATTGTTTTAAATTGATTTCTTTTAAGTTTGATGTGTAAGCAGGTATGAACAATTCGAACATTTCAATTGCATCATCTAACTGATTTGGTTTTTGAGGACTAATATCAGGATAACCAATAGAAACTTCAAACTTACCATTTCTAGTTAAGAATACTTTATCAATTCTAGGTACATAGAAATCTATATCTGCTGTCACTGAAGATGTAGGCATTGGACATGAAATTGTTCCATTGTCGACATCGTTAAACACCCTTGATGTGTATACAAATGGTGCAGCTGTTACTTTTGTATTATCTGATAAGTTTAATGGATCGTTCTGATCATAAGCATTTGTATCATCATCTTGGAAATTAGTGCCAGGTAAAAAGTCTGTTGATGGTCTAAAGTCTACTGCATCTGATAATTCGAACTTACCGTCTGGTTCAAAACCACCTAAGTCTACTTTATTTGGTGAGTAATTTGGTATATCTTTGTACTCAACATCAGCACTGTTATAAGAATTTACTGAGTAGTAATCTCCTGTACCACCTCTACTAAACATGTCAAAGATAACAGTCACAGGATTGTTAGGTGCTGATCTACCTTGTTTTAAAACTAGTTTTGAGAAGTCATAATAACCATCTCTTTGGCCATTGTCTAAGAAATAGTTGTTCTTAATGTTTGGTGAACCTGCACTTAAGTTTGATAGTACAGCGATACCTGAACTTGTTTGGCCAACAATTGTCTCACCGTCAATGAAAGGTATATCATTTAAGTATACAAAGTATGATGTGTTTGTATCACCACCCCAATTGATCAATAATGCTCTTGCTGTTGATGATTGACCTACAATCTCTTCTTTTAATGCAAAAGAACCTGAACTTATTGTTACAGTTGCGTTTGGTGGTGTTGCCTGACTATTTGAACCTGAAGTTGTGCCTGGAACTGCCTCTAAAACTGCATGTATTTTATAGACATCTGGTACACATAGATTCAATTCTTTGTGATCGTATGCAAGACCATAGAAAGGTTTATCACTATTAGATGATCTAAATGAAACTGATCTGAATTTTTCTAAAGCTTTTGACTTTACAGCAGGTGCTGTTCTCTTAACAGTATAAGTTGCTAATATTTGAGCACCTGATCCTGAATCACTGAATGTAACATCTAATGAAGTACCTGGTGTACCAAAAGTTACATCGTCTGCGACTAACACGTCACCTAATGCTACGACATCACCAGTTCCGTTTAGTGATAATTTAGTAAATTGATATTTGTCATCACCAAAGTCTGAGAATGTTTCGTCTGACTCTTTTGTCAAAGTGATTGTACCATTTGACATTGAGAACAGTCCTTGTTTTCTGACTTCTACTGTTCCTGTTGGTGTTACATCTGAAACGTAATCTCTAGGCCATGCAAATATATTTGATGTCTGATCTTGGTCTGCAAGTTTTGCTCTTTTTCTGATAACTGCTACTTGTGTTGCCGCTGAAGGTGTCACTGCACCACCAGCTGTTGTAACTACATTTAACGATGTATCGTTAGTAACAACTGAAACTCTATGTTCTGTACCATTAACAACGATATGATCACCAACTTTTACTTCTTTAGTAAACTGTGAACCAACACCTTGTAATTCATTTGTTGAGCCATTAAATGTACCTAAACCAGATATTACTGATATATCATCTAATACTACATCGGCACTAAAGTCTAGTCCTACGCTAGCAGGTGAAACTTGACCGACTGAGTGAGATTGACTTACATTAAAGACCTGAACACTAGTTGATGCTACTGCTGATGCAGTTCCCTTACCTCTAACTGATACATTATTACCTGATACAAATTGTCCTACTACATCATGTAGATAAATGTTATTACTATCGACATATGCAACAATACCTGTTGCGCCTGTAATATCGTCTGTTAGTTTATCACCGTTAGCATATAATGTTGAGGTTGCTGTTGTAACTCCAACTTTAGTAAACATTTTAATATCAAATAGATATAATTGATATTCATCTGTAGCTGACTCATCAAAATGTCTAACTCTTGCAAAACCAATATTCTCTGCACTACCACTTAATGCTGATGCAGAAGATTTAGGTAGACTGTAAAGTTTGATTGGTTCGAAAGCATTTGTTGAAGCTGAATCACCAATTTCTGGCATTCCATAAATGTTGTTGATTTTTAATTTATTACCTATTCTAACTGGTGTTGATGCGTTAGATAGTTCTGCTGTTGTTCTTGCTTTATTAATTGTTAGGTTTGATGTACCTGCTTTTTCAATTTCGTATCCTCTAACATAAGCTTTACCAGCAGATATCTGCATGATAAACTTCTCTTCTTGTCCGCCTTCTGCTATTGGATAAAACCCTTTGTTATCTGAAGTTTTTAAATGTTCTCTGAAATTACTAGTAAATGGTCTTACAACAAAATCGCCATTGGCATCAAAGGTTCTTCGTGCCATAGTATTTTCTATTTCAGAATAGATTGGTCTATTGATTGATAGTTCAATGATACCATTGTTAACTCTTGCTAATTCAATGAAGTTAACACTTGTAGTATCTGTTAGTGCTACTTTAGATAATGTAAGATCAAATTTTAATCTATCGGCACCAGGCGCATTATCGTTTGATGAGCCTTGTGCATTGTCTAAGAGACTATTATCTTCTGTTGATGATATGATAGTTTCATTGATAGAAAGACCAACTCTATATGAAGGATTACCTGCATATTTTTCTAATACGATAAGTTGTTTGTCTACCTTTACAAAGAAACCTCTTGTAAAAACTACACCTTCTGAAATTTCTGCAATTGAAGCACGACCAGTTGGTGTTGATGATTGTGATAATGTTTTAAAGTAGTTGTTGTTTGTTGCTACAGCAGAAGTTGATCCAAAACCGTCAGCTGAGAATTCTACTTCTCTTATTTCTTCTGAACCTTTGAATATAAAAGAACCATCGCTGTCTGTACCTTGTGATAATGCTTTTACAAATAGTGTTATAGAATCATCTTCAGTTTCAGCAGTTGATGAAATAACTTTTGCTACTACACCTGTTGTTAAACCTTGAATGAGTTTGCCGTGAAAACTAGTTCTATAAGATTCTACGTTTAGATCGCCGTTTGCATTTGGATTTGAATTTTGTACTTTGACAAAATAGATGTCCATGTCAATGTTTGACTGAGCACCTGAAACAATAGAACCTTCTTTAAAGAAATGATCACCAAATTTCTCTACCTGATCTTGTAGAATAGATTGAGTTTGAGTTAACTCTCTCGCTTGAATTGGTCGACCAGCACGATACAGAACTTTATGAAATTTCTTGTCTGCATCGTAATCATCGTAATATGGTGTAATATTTAGATCCGTTTTCTCTGACATAGTTTTAAATTTTATTTAATGTTGTTTAAAACAACTAATTACATTTCAATGATCAGTTTGATATCTTCAATCTGATCGGCTGCCCTTGACACAGGACCTCTATTCTCAACATAGAGAATATCACCAGTAAATCTTCTCATCTCTGGATGATCTGCATCTACACCAGCGGCATTCACTGAAGTTACAATTGAACCAGAAGCATTGATGTAAATATCATCATTGTTTTGGAACAATATAAACTCACCACCGCCATTTGCTATCGGTTGATAACTTATAATATTACCTGACTTAGATACAACTCTACCAACTGCTGTTGATGCGTTGTTTGTTGTACTATCTGTTATAATATCATCTACTGATATACCTGAAGCACTACCAACTGTAATTCTATTTGTTACAGTCATTGTTGATAGTGTTGAAATAGCACCGTCTGAGTCTTGTAAAGGATTTTTAATTAGACCAATTTGTCTAAAATCGTTGTCTGTTGGGAAATCACCTGAGCCTTCGCCAAACTCTAATCTTGAGTTTACTACTACGAAGTTACCGCCTAGTTCGTCAACTGGATTTGCACCATGACCACCAATTGGTGACATTACAACGTGAACTTCTGCACCTGAACCTGATGCTATAGGTGTAGCAGCTGAGTCATCTACGATGTTTGCATCGATAGTATCTAATGATGCACGTCTGTAACCTGAACCGTATGATGATGAATCTTTAAAATATGCATCTACTAATTCACCTGAGTCAAATGATAATGTTACAACAGCACCTGAACCGTCACCTTGGACTGGAATGTCACATGTGAATGTACTTGAACCTCCACTTGTCGCAGTATAACCTGAACCAGCAGATTTAACAATATATCTAAACACTGCACCGTCAACCGCATCGTTTTCTACATCCCATTGAGCAGAACCGTCATCGGTTGCTGATGAACCGAATCCACCGTTTGTACCGATACCAGCAATTCCTGATTTAGCACCGAGAGTCTTTACAGGAATAAAATCGTTAGTTACAAATTTAATAACATCTGAGGCAGTAATTTGATACATAAATTTCCACATATATCCGTCTGAGGTAGTTTCAGGATCAGTGGTACTAACTGAAGTTGGTTGGTCTGTTGAATTAACGGGATTTACACCGCTATAAGGTGTTTTTAAACACTTATAGACTTTATATTCGTCTGTAATTATATAACCCTTACCATCAAACCAGTTCACTATTGAACCGTCTGAACTTGAAGGTACTGCTGTACCTACACCGTAATCGTCTCTATACTCGTCATATACTGTACCTGATGTCCAGTCATATCTTACAAGTCCGTGTGATACATCACCTGAAGAAACTTGTTTAAGAGCAATCATATTTGATTGTGCTCCTAATATTTCCTCTACTGAATTGTTTGGACTTGGTGGGTTATTATCGTCAATTGATGAATCATCAGCATCTACCCATGCGTGTGATCTACCAATGAATATGTAATTTTTAGAATCGCTGAAATCTGCAACAAATTCTTTTGCATTGTGCGTTCTAAAATTCTCTAAAATTATTGCTGCCATTTTTTTGTAACTCCTCGGTTATTTATAAACTATTTATAATGCTGCTAGGGTTGAATTGGTAACTTTTGATGAAGAAACATAGGTAGAATGAGCTATATTAGTTCGTCTGTTCGCATATAGAGGTAATTCTGCTATATACATTAACCCTAATAGGTTATCTAACTGACTAATTCTTAGTCCTTCACTCTCGCTAGTTTCATCCAACATGAAACCTCCGCCACTTTCTAAAAGTATTCTATCACCAAAGTCTGGTTCTGTATTGATATTGTTTACAATATTTGATGCGTTGCCAGATTCTTGGTGGATATGATATGCTATCTTATAAGTTTGTTGATACGCAATCTTATTTAGTGATCTAAATGTAGACCCTATAGGAGCAAAACTATGTAAGTTACTACCTGAACCTAATCTTTCGTCTGTTATTGGATTGCCATCTTCAAAAATCATTCTATCACCATTTTCCATATAGAAGTATGGTTCGTACATTTCTGCCGATCTTTCAGTTACGAAATACTCTGGCATTTCTGGTACAGTTTCATCTTCTAATTCAACTACTAAACCACTTATGTCTTCATAACCACTTGTTGCTGGGTTGTATGAATCAGGATCATTAGGGTCACTTAATTCGTAAATCTTTGCATGATCTTCAAATACGATTCTTGGACCAACCTCATCTCTGTTTTGTGGTTCATGGTTTAGATAGTTTCTTGGTTCTTCACTTCTAAAGAGATTGCCGTCTTCTAATGCTATTCTTTCATCTAAGAACTCTGCAAATTGGAACACTGTACCTTGATCTGAAGGTCTAGCACCAATTGGTGACACCGCATCTTCTTTAGTCATAATCAGATAGTCTCTATCAGTGTTGTATAAGTTCAATACTGATACTACGCCATCTAATCTTGGTGATCTTTGATTTGATATTGTTATTTCTTCTGCAACTGGATCATGTGATATATTTTGATATTGTTTCTGTGATACAGGATCAATTGCTGAAATACCACTGTACCTCGATCTAAGTTTAGACTTAAGTACAGCACTAATTAATGTTCTTACTGAGTTTATATTTAAATGTCTGTTTCTATGTGACGAATCTCCATACTCAGTTAATGGTTCTGTGATTGCGCCGTCTGTTCTTGGGTCTGTACCTGTTGTAGGTATGCCCGCTTCATCTAAGTTGATTTGCATTGCTAAATCTTCTAACTCAGATGCTGTAGTATGGAATAATACTAATGTTTCTTTCTTAGTAGATGCTTTAGCCTCGAATGCCTGTTCATTTTCAATATAGTAACCATCTTCTGTTAATATTTTGAACTTTCTTTGTTTTACATTGATAAGATTAGGGTCTTGACCTGTATCTAAGTAACCTAGTGTTGCATCATCTGGATCTGCATCTTCTAATAATAAATGTTCTGAAGCATAAGTTGTAAGTAGTATAGTTGGTACGAATGTTGTATTCTGAATACCAAGTGTGTTTTTAGGATCGACTGTAAATCTTCCGTCTCTATCGTCTTGTACGATGTATCTATCAAGTGCAACTTCACCAAAGAAAATGTGGCCAGATGGATGGACTAAATCTTTAACTGCCGATCTATACGCATTGATTGATTCACCAACTTTAATCACATATGAATGTGATTGATAGAATAGACCATCGTGTATGTTAGTTGTATCGCTAGATACATAACCTTTATTGCCGAAGAAGTTATCGTTTATTACACCTTCACCAGCATATTCACCTCTTGCTTCGTATGGGTCATATCTCAATACTTCAAAGTATTGTCCGTTTGCATAATCAATAAATTCGTTTTCAGCAAATGTACCACTTACATTTGTAAACTTAAGTAAATTTCTTTGTTCATCAAATGATATTACCTCACCTGTTGCACCAGATTTTCTGCCAGTAAACGTTACACCTTTTGTTAAATCAGCTACAGCAGTTGGATTACCAATCAACATATTGTAATATGAATCACCGCCTAAAACTGCATGTTCATCAAAGTTATAACCTTGTGATGTGATTCTGATCTTGCCAACACCACCGACCTTAGATGACCAAGCAAATAGACTTGCACCTTCACCTGCTGTGACTGTTGATTGTTTAATTGTGCCTTCTGTACCAGAAGAAGAACCTGTTATGATATCTGAAGTTACAAAGTGACCTATATTAGATTCAGTCTTTTTAATTACAAGTCTTTTGTTCTTTGAATCAATACGTGATATAACACCGTTTGCAGTAGCAGCCTGATTGGTTACAGTTTCACCAACTGTAAAACTATCGTAGTTATCTACATAAATGTAACCACCTGGAAATACTCTAGGTAGTGTTTGATATCCTGTACCACCTGAAGTAATTGCTATTCTTCTAATTCTCTGATCATTATCTGGATTATTACCATCTTCGATCATGACAACTGAACCATTGACGCCAGTTGTTGTTTGTTCTAAAGTAACTCTAGTAAACTCTGATATTAATTCAACTCTTTCACCACCAGCAGGTGTTGGTGATGTGTCAAATACCACTCTATCTAAAAAAATTGTATAGTTTTGTCTGCTCTGTTCTATACCATCTACAAACACTTTAACTTGTAGACCATTCAGTGCGATAGGTTTATTATTTAAATCTCTTGCACCTAAACCACCAAATGTAGTTTGACCAGCAGTTGCAGTAAATTCGTACTGATCAAATGCTGTAGCGTTTTCTAAAATAAGTTCGTCACCAGTAGCAGCTATTATCGCTTCTGCACCAGCACCCTCTGTACCTGCTTCTTCAAATACAATAATATCGTTTGCTGAATAACCTGTACCTGCATTTTCAATGTATATGTGTTCTATTGGACCTCTAGTCAATTCTGATACAGTTGCTACTGCATCTATTTCACTAGCATCTACTTTTGAACCTGTGAATCTAATTTGATCGTTTAGATCATACATTGATCCAACTCTTGCACGTTCAAATAATAACCCACCGCCCATCTCTGATTCGGTATTTGGGTTACTTTCTGTATAACCAGAAGAGGCATTTCCTGATTCGTATCTTAAACTACCTGAATTGTCTTCTAATTGAAAATAAGTGCCTGAGTCATCTTTTTTGACTTGAGATATGATACCTGTTAAAGTACCTGTATAAATTGTGACACCATCTCTATCTACAAGTTTAACTTGTTTGTTTGGTTGAAATGTGCCTCTGTGTGTTCTGGAAATTGTAAGTTGATACTGTCTGTCTATTTCAGATATAATACCAACCTTTTCAACGATTGCTTCAGCAACTACTAAAGTTGCATCATCATCGCTGTATTGTAATATTTTGTCAGTCTCTTTTGGCACTTGGCCAACTGACATGATGACATTACATTGTCTTTCTTCTTCGTACTCTGACTCTGAAGCAAAGAATGTTTCTTCTATAGGATATCTAACAGAAGAAGATTCACCATATAGAATTCTCATTAAGAATTGTATGGACTTTTCAGTACCTTTCTCTTTGTATAAAGTACCTATGTTCTTTAATGTAAGTCTAGGATTTTGTGTGTCTCTCAGATTAAGAGACGGTATAAAATCTTTTTGAAAGTATTTTAAAAATGTTTCTAATGTTCTATCAATATCAGAATAGTCTAGTAATCTATTTGATGCGACAATACTATTTTCTTTGTATGTTTTAACAACACCTGTTTGATTGCCTGATCTACCAACAATAGTTTCACCTACTGTGAAACCATTTCCTGATATTGTATCAACTAAAAATGTTTTATCATTTATAACTCTAATCTTAGCGATTGAACCACTAGATTGACCATAAATGTATTCATCTTTAGTAAAAGGGTCTGATTGAATATCAGACAATGATGAGGCGTTGAGAAGTATCTTTGATGAGTCTGCTTCTGGATTGCCTGCAAAAGTATTCTTTTCAAAAAGGATGGCACCCCTTTCTTTCTGAGTGCCGTCCTCTAATCGAATGCCGTCTAGTGCTTGAATACTATCAAGCACTAGAATTTCGGACTCTAAGTACTCAAAATACGCCTCTAAAAAACTTTCAAATACAGGTGCATCTTCTCTTAAATGATCTGGTAAGAGAGATGGTAACCTCGTTGATAGTCTGTCATAGACGTGATTTTGATGAGACATAATTAGCTAACTGTTACTGTGCCTCTACCGCCAGATGCTAGATGGTACCATAACGAACCAATACCAATTAAAACAACTGAAGTATCAGATTCTAATGAAACTGAATCAGTAGTTGTACCAGTATTCCAACCTGTTGCGTTAACGTTTAAGTCTTGAGCAACGTTGTCATCTTTTCTGACAATAATTTTAAGTTGACCTTCATGTGAAGGAGCATCTAAAGTCATAGAAACTGCTGTACCACCACCGTAACCAGTGAAGTCAACAATTGATACTGCTTCTGATGCTTCAATCTCTGTTGAAGATTCATCCAATGTTTCAACATCGTTAAATGCTAAAAATGATGGAACATTATTGAATAACCTTTTTAAGGTCATGTTCTTGTTTATAGGTGTTCCTGAAGGATCGTCAACGATGTGAAGTAAATCACCTTCGTTAATTTGTGCTTCACCTATTAAACTAAGCGCTGTTATTTTTTTATCTGCCATTCTCTTTTCCTCCTATAATCCAATTGAATGGGAAACTACTCACGGTAAATTCCGTGACCACTTTATGCATATTAATAATTTGTGTTGGATGTAGAAGTGTATCCTACACCAGCACTACTCTCACCACTTGCGATGGTGTCTACTTCGCCGTCTACGTTTATATCATCGACACTGATATCAATTAGAGAACCTCTAACTGCAACAACATCGTTGCTAGAAGGTAGAACTGTGAAGTCGATTGAGGTATCACTATTGGTTGTACCAGTGATAGTGATGGCATCAATCGTAATCTTTCCTGTACCATAATCTATGGTACCTGCCTCGTAATCTTTTATAGTTCTAACACCAGAAGCTAAAACATATCTTCTGATCTTACCTGATCCGTCATCATCAAAGAAATGATCGTTGACTGAATCGCCTTGTACTTTGAAACCAGATGATACTAAAATACCACCACCTGCTTTATTGTGTCCGTCATGAGGATGGTAGAAACCATTTCCAAATTTGATTTCTAATCCTTTTTGTTTGTTTAATTCTACCTTTTGAGATTTTCTCAATCTAATGTTTGTTGAGTTAGATAGAATCGATCCCTCTGATTCATCAATTGCTTTGACTAATTTTGAATGTCTAAAGATTGAATCAAAGTTACTTAAATTTGTATTGTCGAAATTTACGATAGCAGCTCTAACTACTGATTTCATTTCTCCAATTGAGAGTTGAGTAGCACGTGAATCGTATTTAAATACAGTTGTTACCAGAATCTTAACAATGTCTGCATCAACAATTACTGGTTTAACTGTAACCATGTTTAATGCATTTAGTTTTTTGATAACATCTGCTTTTTCAAACTCAGACAAATAATCTGAGTTTTGTGGTTTAAGTGACAAGAAGACTTTACCATAATCAGGTGGATCGTTATCTTCACCACCCCAAACTGCAACTGCATCGGCGTTTGGATAGTATTCACTTACTTTTGCTTTATAGTCGTTCAATGTGACCAATCTGTTTTGTGATGTGTAGAATTTTGTTGCTTTAAATTTAATAGAATCTATTGATTCTTTTTCAGCACCACCTGTTGCTTCAGTTACAGTTGTAACAGTAGCACTTATAAAACCATTGATTGGTTGTGTAAGTGTAAATCTTTTGGCACCCTCAGCATGTTCTAAATCAACTACTACATAAACTGCATTGATGATATCACCATCTAATAGTTGATTACCAAGAACACCATCACCAAAATAAAACTCTACAAATCCTTCTTCGTTTTCTTGTGTATAAAAAACTTTAGATGATGAAGATATCGTAGAAATACTTTTAGCATCTACATACGTTTCTTCAACACCGTTTGAAATAACAGTGACTACTAATTTACTTTTATCAACTCTTTCATTTGATAAAACAAACTTTGAGTTTTTAATTTGTGAATCAAAAACAAATTGATCTGTTACGTATTGACCTTGAACAAGTTCTATATTATTCCAATTGAAACTTTTATTTGATCTTGTAGGAGTGATTGATGATGTGCAAACAAAATTGTATGCTACATTGTCATAGATAGTTGTGAATTGTTGACCTCTTGATAATGTCATATCGCTTGGTGTAGGGATTGTACCATCTGCGTTAACAACATTATCCATTTGCATATTGACATAAGCAGCTGATGCCTTCTCAGATGCAGGTACAAAACCTAAATCTTTAGCACGTGATACAACGTTCTTTCTCAGTTGTGCTGAATCTAAGAACATTTCTGAAGCTGCTATGTTTGTATTGATTGCACCGATGTGAGATGCATATGCTAACATGTCAATAAGAACTGACATGGTCGAACCTTCGAAGTTATAGTCTTTGAATAACTCTTGTCCTTTTAAATATGATTTAATATTACTTACGATATCATCAAAATCTTGATCTGTTGTATTAATTTGTGAACTCTTTACTGCCATTACCTTACCCTACTTACGGTTAATTCTATGTTTTGTGCTCTTGATGCATTTCTGATTGTATAAAAAATTCTAACATTCATCTCATTAGTATCTTCATCATTCAATCCAATTTTAACGTTGTAGACTCTTGGTTCGTACAACTCAATCATTTCTGCTAATCTTTTAGCAAATTTTTCTTTTGATCTCTCAGTACGCAACTCAAATAGTTGATCTCTAAGAGAGGCACCAAAGTTTGGTTTAAAAGGTCTTTCAAATTTATTTGTTAAGACTATGTTACGGACCGATCTTTTAATTGCATCTGTATCTTTTTTAGTCATTATATCACCAGTAATTGGGTGAGCAACAAAAAGAGCATCAAGATCAGAATATGATTCTTTTACTGCATTAACTTTGGCATTTGGTTTTAGATACTCGGTCATCTAACTATTTATACATTTCCTTTAGTGATTATGTTGATACGATTGAAATTAATCCTCTATTTGGTGCTGTGTCGAAAATCACCAGTCTCAAAAGTGCATTTATTGAGTAATCTTCTGGTTCAACTATCTTGCCACTCACATATACTGAGAGATCGTTTACACTTACATCACTAGGTATACTAAATTCTGTTTGTCCTGAAGATGCAAATTCCTTATTAGTTGCTACTGCGTATACAGTCTTGCCTTCTCCAGCAGGACTATCAAGTGTGATAGATCCATCTTCATTTTCAGTAAAGTTTGATGTTCTCTGACCATCAACTAAAACGTATTTGTTTCCACCTGTGCCTTCTGGTGTAAACGTAGTCTGCGACCCATTTGATTTTAACAATCCACCAGTCAATGCTAAAAGACTAGCATCTTTGATTGTTTCTGGATGAATAGGTTTTGGTAAAGTCGCATTACTTATGTTAATTGCAAAAGGGAATCCTATTAGATTGAGTAAATCACAAAATGTAAATGTTAAGAATTCAAAGATTTTTCCTAGACCGATTGCATCAAAGAACTTCTTCACAATCTTTACCCATTCCATTAATAACTTCTTCTGCCAATTTTGTTTGAAGTCTTCTAATGCTAGTTTGAACTCCATAATTTTCTCTTCTAAAGATGCAACATTCTCATCAATAAACCCACCAATAATACTTCTAACATTAAAACCGAAAAGACTAATATCTTCGATAGCACTTAATATGTCTGCATTAATTCTTGCTAACTCTTCTTCGAGTTTTTCTCTTGCTTCGCCTACTGCATTTTGGACTTTCTCTACTAACTTGTCTCTTTTTTCTCTTAGTTTTGCAATTGCTTTTTCAATCTCAGCACCCACATCTAAAGTAAACAATGCAATTAGATTAGGCAGTCCAAGTAAATCCCATATTTCATCGAACATGTCAATCAACTTACCAAAGATACTATGTAAACCGTTTGTTAGTAGTTCTTGTATTTTAGTTTTGATATACTGCCATGTCATCTTTGCTTTCCACTCATTACATAATACACCAAAGTCTGCTTTGAATCCTTGAAACTCTTCGGCAACCTGTGCAAAGAACTTATCAACATCTTCTGCAATTTGAGTCTTGATTCTGAGTTGTTCTTCTTTAGTAAATATCTTTAGAAGATTGATTTCGATGCCAAGAACAGTTATATTAAAATCAAAAGGAATAAGTTTTGAGATAATTTCCATTATCTTCGTTGGAACATAGAGATGTAATTCCTGTAAGAGTTCAGTGATGGCATCTTTTGCTTCTTTTTGCCAATTACGAATAGTGCCTTTTTGCCAATACGGAGATAGTATGTCTGCTATCTTTTCCATGAACTCAGAGATTTCATCTGATATTTTTTGTAATTCTTTTGCTACGTCTTCTGTTATCTCATCTTTCTTTTCCACTAAAAAAGATTTAATTTCACTTGGTATTTGTGCAATCTTATTGATTGCATTGAGTAACTCTTCTTTTGTAGGAAGATTAAAGATATCACCTGGTGGGCATGGAAATGCCGAGGGGATTTGTGGTACATCATATGTTGGTGCTGTAGTCATTATGAATTAAGTTTAACAGTCTTACCATTTATGTCAACGAGAGGTGCGGTGATAGTCGTTGATATACTTGATGAGATTTTCATTGCTTTATCTGAATGTATGTCTGCTTTTCCATCAATATCAATTTTAGCATCACCACCGATATCGATGGTAGCATCTCCTAAAATTTTAACATTACATTTACCGCCAATGTATACATTATCGTCTTTACATATGACCGTATAATTATCGTTGACAACTCTATGTACTTCTGTTCCGTCTTTGTGTATCTCGTAGAAAGTACCTGATCTATGTGAGACTGCTAATCTCTCACCACCCACTGAGTCATCCATTTCTATCATGTGACCTGATTCTGTGTGATGAACTTTATTAAAAGGATACAATGTCTTTGAACGATCTGGTTTAAAATCACCTAAATTTGGTAGATCATCAAATTGAGTATAGATTGCACCGCCCTTAGCAAATCTGTTAAGATCGGATTCATTTTCATAATCTTTGAGAGGATAATATGGTCTTGTACCATCAAACAATTCGCTATCAGATGATTCTTCTATTTTACTTCCTTTACCTTTGTAATCTATCTCTAATGCTTTTGGTAATCTTGGAGAATGTTCGATCTTTAATGTTAGTTCGTTGCCTCTTGACGGCAATTCTGGTGGGTTTAGACCGTCTAATGTACCAGAGTAATCTGTTCTTCTAGGATCATTGAAGCCTTTGTCGACTGATCTATCTAACAATTCACCTGTGATAGTTTCTTTATAACCAGTCTGGTTAATACCCATGTTAACACCCATGACTACGAAGTCTTGCATGTCATCATCTCTAAACATACCAAACACGGTAGAACCTTCGACTAATGAATGACCGTGACCAAAACCTGAAAATCCTATAGCAGTCGTTGGTAGAATAACTGTAGACCAAGGCAGATCGGCAGAAGCTAATTGAGTTTTGTTATCCGTATGTACACTATGTACACGAACTCTAACACGACCTATCTGTAATGGGTCGTTTCTATCTTCAACTATGCCGTAAAAAAATCTAATCATCGTTTATTGGTCCTTCATAGTTATCAAGTGCTTGGATATCTTCTATTTTGTTTTTGTAACTTTCAGGAACTACCATTAGATTCATCATACCTCTATGTTGAGATGGTGTTACATTATGTACTATTTTAGTAATTAGATATCTGTTGTCATTTAAAATATTCTTATCGCCAGACACTTTATGTTTAGGTAGAATTAGTGTTACAATCTGTCCTGCCATTATATCAGTTCTCATAGGTATAGTTACTGAAATGGCAAATTGAGATAAAAGATTCAACATAGCATTTCTTTCTAAAATTGCATTGTCTCTGAATTCATTTCCAACTGGTTGTGTCTTTGCTGAATTTGTAGTATCGTCAATTAACTTAGCCTCGTCTGAGTATGCATTTGTAGGATTTACTCTATACTCGATGTGACCACCTGACAAATATGTTTGATGTAATGGATAGTCAACAAAGATTTCTTGCGCTTCAGCTGTATCACGTGAAACATCTGTACCTTCATGTGTTACTTCAAAATCGCCTGTACGTATCATTGCAAATCCTGAAAGATGAGAGTCTTTGTTTTTTTCAAAATTTTCTTTTAGATCAAAATAGTATTCAGCATCAAGTTTTCTGACAGGATCGTATGTTATTAATTTTGAAGAATATGCGCCGTCCTCTAAACCTCGAAATGTATTTCCGCTCTCTTGTGTATAAAAACTTAATATCTGAGTCGATAATCCTTCCGGACTTTCTGGTGCGTATTTTTCTTGGTCTATATCTGCGTTTCTAGGATAAAAAGTAAATGGTATCTCTTGTTCAAACTGACCATTTAACATCGAACCTAATGACATGAATTTAAAACCGCCATTTAGAGAACTGTATAAGAAACAACTATTTTTGTAAGGTCCTTTTATTTCAGGATCGGCATTGTCTACACAATAATTTATTGTTTTCATAATAGACCAATTTGTTGGAACTATTTGTTGTACACCTTTTGTTTTTTCCCACCATTCTATTTGATATTGTCTTGGTAGTTTTTCAAATTGAGCATCTTTGTTTAAAACCTTCAAAAGTATTTCAGACATTGAACCCCTCAACACTCTATTGATTCTAACTTTTCTACACGTAAATAATTTTGGATCGACAAAATTTAATACATAAGTTTTAAGTTTTAAATCTACATCGTCTACATCTGATACGCTGAAAACTCTAAAAGTTCTGTAGATAGAGTTCTCTTCTGTTGTGAATCCATCATCTGATACAACCGTTTTAACACGGTATTTGATAGTTAAACTTTCTTGACCTGTAATTTTATAATCTTCTAAAATTCCTAAACCATCTGCAACTGAAACACGACCAGAGAGAAAAGGACTATCGATAGATTCAAAGATGGTAATATCAGTAACTAAATTTCTGATATCTACTGATTCTTGTTCTTGGTTGGTTAACATGACCATTTCGACAGTTAACTCACCTGGTAGGAAGTTTTGGCTCATGATGACATTACTTGTTCAAATTTTTTGACTATTCCATTTATTAAACTTGGTTTTATAATTTTAATTGTTCTTTTTTCTTCGTTATGCTCATACTCGTGATCATAGTTACTTACAGCAACGTAATCAGTTGTTGGTACATTTGTTCTTGTACCATCAGCTTTTTTATAATAGCTTGGAGCATCTCTATGATCAATTACACTCTTTGGTGTAAAACTAGCACCAGATATTTTACCTGTTAGCGTTTCAGTTGTAGTGAATCCTTTTCCATCCACTACGATTTGTTTTTTCTCAGGCATTAAATGTATAATATTGCCTTTACCAGAAATACTGGTGACATCTTCACCTAGTAAAAACTTGGTGACTGCGCCAGTAGCTGCATTACGTGATACTATATCTGTAGAACTATTGGCTGTTATAACTAGACCATTGTATTTTGTGTTTATATACTTTTCAAAAGTGGCGTTGTCTTTATGCCAGTCGTAATAGTTCTCAAAGTCATTGACCAAGAAAAATGTCCAATGCAAGTCGCCACTGCCATACAGTTTAGTAGCTAAAATATCTGGTCTCTCACCATCAACTATTTCATATTTTGTATATTCAACAATTGCGTTGACTGCTTCTTGTTCTATTTTACTTTTTCTAAAAAAGTCTTTTATACGAACAACCTTACCTGAGTCTAAGGTTACTTTGATTTCGGGAAAATTTTTAAAGAATTGTTTTGCCATAATTATTATCCGTTAGGGTCTGGTGCAAGGTCTGTCTCTGTATCTCTTATAGAATCTTTTAGTAGTCGGCCGCCACCGCCTGCTCTAACTACATTGTAATTCTGTTGATGTAAAATTCTAATTTCTTGAAACTGAAGTGTTAAAGTGGTTTTGATTGGCATACCGTCTTCATATGCAGAAAACTTTTGACCGCCAGTATGATCTACCTGTGCGTTTGTACAAACTGATGGTAAAAATCCGTCAATTTGATCGCCAAGAGGACCACTAAAACTTATATCAAACACATTAGGATAATTAAAGAAATTTCCTTCTTCATCAACATTTAGACCTGCTTTTTTTGCATCTTCCTGTTCTTTATCACCAGCAAAGAGTTTTCCTGTTGTTACAGCTGGTAACATTGCATATCTAAACGTTGTAATAATTTCTTTTACTTGACTTGCTTCTTCTTCTGATCTTGGTAAGAAGTCAAATGTAAAATCCCATGTTCTAAAACCTAGACCTTGTAGTAACAATTCTTTTTGAGGATTTGATGCTCGACCTTGTTTTAAATTTGTAAGTCCACCTGACAACTCATTCAACATATTGATGGCAAACTCTTTACCTACTTTCATACCTTGATCTTTCATAGTACCTAAAAGGTCGCCTGAACCAAAGGCGTCTGCTATTTTAGAAATTGCTCTTTGAAATGTTCCTATGCCTTCTTCTGAGTACTGTACAGCTGCTTGTGAAATTAAAGTATCTGGTATATACAAAGCAATTTCATCTGGCATTGTAAACTTAGTTTCTTCATCACCAATATTAACTCTTGTATCGGCACCATCTTGTCTTGGTCTAATATCAAAGACTAAGTAGTTAGCTAACTCATCATGATAAGGATAGACCAAACCTTTCTCCGCCATTTTAGGTGCTTGTTTAGCGTCTGTATTGGCTAATGCAACTCCAGACAAAGATTTTTCAAGACTTGTTCTTCTTTTATTGATTCTGTTTTCTGCTTCTTCAACTTGATCTGCTAATTGATCAATAGCAGTGTTATAGTTGATAGCTTGTATTTTAGCTGCTACCCCTTTTAAAGAGTTTATTGAACCTTGAATCTTATTGAATTTTTTGATGAGTTTATCGATATATGCCATGTGTTATAAATACCTTGAAAGTCTTTTAGTTATTTATGTCAAAAAAACCATATAGTGGAAGGTTTAAACCCAAGAACTATAAAAAATATAAGGGTGATCCAACAAGGATATTTTATCGATCTCTATTAGAGAGACGATTCATGGTCTATTGTGATAACAATGAAAGTATCATTGAATGGGGTAGTGAAGAACTTATCATACCTTATAGATCACCTTTAGACAAAAGAGTACATAGATATTTTCCAGACTTTTATATTAAGTATGTGAATAAACATGGTCAAGTGATAAGAGAAATCATAGAAGTTAAACCGCACAAACAATTGTTTCCACCAAAAGAACCTACTAGACGTACTAAACGATATTTAACAGAAGTAAACACATACATAATAAATCAGGCGAAATTTAAAGCAGCTCAAGAATACTGCGATGACAGAAAGTTGAATTTCAGAATACTAACAGAAAGGGAGATTTTACCTAAAAACAAATGAAGAAGCTTTACGTTTTTGATTTAGACGGCGTCTTAATCGATTCTCTACCAAATATGAAACTATCGTGGGGTATTGTACAATTAAACCACAGAATAGAAATTCAATTCGAAGAATATGCCAAACATATTGGTAAACCATTTAATGATATACTAGAAGAAATTGGTATACACCATGATCACGTTAGTATTAAAAAGACTTACGATGAAATGTCTAACACTATGTTAGATAAAATAGAAATATATCCAAAAACATTCGAAGTATTAGAAGAACTAAAAAACAGAGGTTGTAAGATTGCAATCTGCACATCTAAAGATGGCGTTAGAGCAAAAACAGTATTAGAGTCATTAGGATTTCCTGAGTTTGACTTTATCTGTTCACCTAAAAAAGGCCTCAGAGGAAAACCTTCTCCTGATCAACTACTAAATACTATTGCATTTTGTAATATCGATCCCAAAGATACAGTTTACATCGGCGATATGCAAAGTGATTGCGAATGTGCTCAGAGAGCAGGCGTAGATTTTATACATGCAAATTATGGATATGGACAAGTGAAATGCGAAGTCTCAGTGAACCAAATAGAACAACTCCTCTCACTGTAGGGTTTATACCTGCAAGGTGGCACTCGACTCGTTTTGAGGGTAAACCTCTAGCACTCATCAATGGCGTACCAATGATTCAAAGAGTCTTTGATCGGGCTTGCATGTCAAAAAGACTTGACACTATTGTTGTACTAACAGACGATGAACGTATTAGTCAATACTGTTCAATCAAAGGTATTCGTTGTATCGTTGTTAATGAAGAATGCAAGACTGGTACAGACAGGTGTTCAAAAGTCTTAGAGTTAGTAGACGGTACACATT